TCATAAAATACCTAGATTTTTTAAACGATAACGCATGGCTAATTCAGATACTTTAAAAATATTTGCAAGAGATTGGACTTCAACAATACCTTCTTCAAATATCAACATATTAACCACAACTTTAGGCATTAAGATTTCAGCAGCGAAAGCATTGGCTTCAACTTCATCTGGGTCAGAATGCCCATTACGAAATAAAGTTTTTTCATTATCATATTTTTCACCATGAGATAAGGCATAATGACCCAATTCATGAGCCAAAGTAAATCTTTGATGATGAATATGCTTATTATTATTAACCTTGATATGAAAACATTCGTTGGTTTTATCATAGTTAATAGAACCAGATATACCTTCATCTAGAGATTCATAACTGAAATTAATATCAGACTTATTCATTGATTTTTGAATATTTTCAATAATCTTTTCTAGGTTGATGGGCAATTTTCTATCCCAATATTTTTCTAAAACAGATTGGGCATATCTTGTAGCTTTGCTCATATACACCTCCTGAAATGAAAAACCCTACAACTAGCATGAATTATAGGGTCTTATCTTTATTATCTCAAGCTGATTTTTGTAACTTAGAATACATCAGGTATCATCGCATCCATCAGTTTCATGGTTAGTATATCATCAGGAACACTTACAATATCAAACATACCCATATCGAAAGGATTATTTCCAATTCTATTTAAAATAAATGGGTCTAATATACCTGCTTCATTGGTGAAGTTCTCTGTTATCATGTGTTGTAGTATGGTACTTGCAGGTGTTCTACTTAATGATTTTACCAATGGTTTTTGATATCTTTTAAGGAAGTTAATGAACATAAAGAAACCCATTCTACTAGCATAGTCCACCATAGGGCTTGCTGGTATATCATAGTTAATAAAGGTCTCTTGTGCTTCAGCAATTGCCATTTTTTCACTCATACCAGATTTTTTAAGATGCTCAACTAGTATTACTTTGGCACTAAAATCAGAGAATTGAGTAGCACTAGACATTGCATTATGAAGCGGAGAACCCTTATTCATCATAAAAAAGTCTATACCTTGCTGCATTTCTTTAGATATAAGCTTATTTTTATACTCATCAAATTTCTCCTCCCAAATAGAGCCATAACTATCAGTCCCATCTACCTGTACTTCATCTACAATAGATGACATTATTCCTTCTTTAAAATAGACGTGCATTGGATGCTTAACTAATCTAGCCTGTATATCATTTATTTCATTTTGAATATCCTGCCTTCTTTTACCTTTGGCTTTATTAATCTCTACCATTAAATCATACATCTCTTTTTCAAGAACTACATAGTCTCTGCCCTGCTTCCATACTCTCAAATACTCTTTAACGACTGTTACAGGGTTAATACCATGAAGCATGAGCATTAAAGAGTTTGCAATAATATTACCTTTTAAAACTTTAGGATTTCTAATTACAATAAAGTCTTTACCTATCTTCGTTAACTTATTTGTGAAGTATTCAGCTGCTGTGATTCTACCTTTAGCTTTTTTACCTAAGAATAAGTAACTCCCTGATACAAACCCTTTACCAAGGAATCCTAAATCATTGAATTGTTTATCAAATAAATCAGCTAAGGATAGTTGTCTATATCCAAATACTGTTAGGAATAAAGACTTTCTTACCATGATAGGATTACCTTGACCAAACATTTCTCTTGCTTGTGCCCTGAAACTATAAGGCATCATACGATACATTTCCTGAATCTTAGGGTCTTTGCTTTTAGGGTCTAGCACCATAAATAAGTGAGGTTCTTTCTTATAACTAGATTTAAAGTCTTCATATAATGCTTTAGCAACATTCTTTTGTTGTTCCCTGATAACAGGTGTAGTGTTTATTCCATAAGCATACATACCCATTAATACATCAAAACTATTATCTCTCTCAAGATACTTATCTCTAGTAGACCCCCTCATCTCATAGTGTACATTTATAATAGCACCTTCAGGGTCATAAGCCATTACCATGTTACCTGTATTCTCAAAAGGGTTATAATCTTTTGGGTCTACATTTGTATTACGGTCAACCATCTTTTTATCTTTGTCCCTAATATATCTATTAATGTCTTTATGGTCTCTATGAGTGTATATTATAGCTCCTTTAGCGTGGGTATCTTTCATCTCTAACGCACCTGAATTATACTCTCTATAATTAATGTTTTTATGGAACATTAAATACTTAGGGTCTGTATGGTCTGCACTGTCTTTTTTCATGCCTTGTGGGTCTTTAGTTATTAATTCCCATCCTTCATTCTTCAATTTCTCTACTTCTTGTATACTTTTAGCAAACTGTAGTGAACGTAAGCTATTGGTTTTTTGTGGTAAATATCCCTTTTGATAACTATATTTGTTCTGAGCAAATTCTTGCTCTTTAGATATAGTAGCATATGCTTTATGCAATTCTAATAAGTTAATTAGAGCGTCTGGATACTTTTCTAGCATATCGTTAACTGTATCAATGTCCTTATTATCTACATAACTTAAAGCCTGTATGGTTGCTAGTTTATCAATAGCTTTTAATATATTGGTATCACTCTCTACGCCATAGAATCTAGCAATACCCTCTGCATTCTTATACAGGTTATCGGGCACTTCTTCATGAGACAAGTAAGCAGCTAAATCCATTGCACTCATAATAATACCATTGGCTCTACTTTTACTAAATCCTTGAGATAAAATCAAAGAATGTAATTCTCCTATCTCTTGTTTTCTAAATTTACTGTCTTTAATTAGTCTGATCACATAATCAGTGTTATTACCATCTAATAGACTACTTACATCTGTTCTTAATAGTGTACGTGTAACAGCACTCTTTTGCTCTTTAGTTAAGTCTTTACCATTATTTGGGAACTCTTTTAGGATATTGTTCATAACACTAGTCTTCCACATATCCCTTGCACGCCCTAATGATTGGGTAACTCTAAGCAGTCTTTCTATAGTCCTCTTACTACCACTACCTACAAAACCAGACACTTCATTAACTAGTTCACCCAATTCATTATAAGCACCTTTTTGAATGCTTAAAATGTTTTCAATTACTTTCTGCATCTTTTCTTCTGAGCCATTCTCATGTAGTTTAGCAAATGTCTCTGCTGTTCTACCTATAGTATCTAGAATCCCATTATCACTCCCTTTTAATTTAGTAGCTGGTTTAATACCTTGCCTCATGGCTGACTTAATAGCCATATTTAAAGGTTTAGTCAAGAATCCTACACCTTGCCAAGCTCTTTCATGTAAGGCTCTCTTATTAGCTCTTACATCAGCATCTACTTTAAGTAGTTTATCGCTTAGTACATTGAGCTGACTTTGGAAGTCTTTACCTCCCTTAAAGAACGCTTTTTCAGTTAATGCTTTAACTATCTTATCAAGAATAGCCATTAACTCATCAAACCAAGTATTTAATTCTCTTTCTTTTAATTGTCTTGGCTTCTGAAGTATATTAACCATTTCCTCATTAGCTAAACCAAGAGAAGCAAATACAGCTATCCTATCGTTTAAGTGTTCCTTTGAATTAAATAGATAATCATACTTACTCTTAGCTTCTAAAATATCTTCAGGTGTAGGTCTATCAGTTGTTAAGAAATCTTTATAACTTAATTGTTTCTTAGCATCACTATACAGCTTAACCAATGATTGATAATTATGATTTGCTTTATGAGTCTCCATAGCTGTGAATATAGCGTGTAGTGAGTTATATACAGCAATCTCTTTATCACTCATTCTAAAACCATGTACTAAAGCATCAGATTGCAGAATCTTACTGTTATCTACTAGAGTATCTTGATTGCTATTCATACCAAATATGCCAATGATTCGTTGAGTTAAATCATCAAGTCTTTGGTTATGTTCGCTGTCAATCATAGAACTATCTAAAGATTGAATAACTTCTACGGTACTCATATCAGAAGTAACATCTGATTGTGAGTATCTCTGCTTGAATGGAATGTCTTTGGGTGCTATACTGTTTTTGTCAGATGCTCCCATACCATCACGATGAAGGATAGGGGTGGTATGCGTAGATGTAGATGAACCTATACTCTTCACTACATCACCATCTGATTCCTTATCAAATAATTCAAAAGCATTAATAACCCAAGAATTACTTCCTTTGGTTTTAATCAAGGATGCTCTATATCCCATATATTCAATATGCAAGCTAGTAGATTTTCCTTGATTATATTCTTTAGTTTGTGTACCCAAAGCAATCGTTTTAACAATATCTTCTGTTAGCATTCTAGTTACCTCACGGTAATCCATACCATCTTTACGCATTCTGGCTTCAATGATATGGCTAATACCCATTGCACCTTTGGTTTTACCATTAGCTTTTAATACACCTGTACTACCCCATACAAAATCAATCCAACCAATATCATTGCGATACATGGCTCTTTTCTTATCTGCTTTGGTGGTAATGACTTGATTCATTGCTTTCATACCACGCTCTATATTAGCTTTATTACTCTTCATAGCAGATGCACTATGACGAAGTACCTCAGTACCCTGTATAGGCTCATAAGGTACAATGAGTTTATGCACAGTTTTAGTAAATTTATCAAAGTTATTAGATGTATTGAAACCAAGAATAGAATGTACAGCTGCAAGAAATTTAGTTAAGGCATCTTTAAATCTACCTCTAATGCTAATGTCTTTAGCATCTAAATTATCAGCTATAAACTTCCTAAACTTTTCGTCAGTCAAACCATAAGCAATAAACTCATTTATATCAGCTAACTCTTTAACAAATTTACCATTAGCTTTAGCTTTAAGCTGCTCATACATTTTACCCAAGTCTTGATAAGCTTTGGTGTTATTAGCTTTACCCTGTCTTAAACCAGTTTCAGTTAAAGCGTGTAATAATTCATGGTTAATAAGTCTAATTTTTCTATCTGCTGATAATTCATTATTAGACATGATAGAGGGTCTTAGATAGATGGTATTGGTTTTATTGTCATACATACCCTCAGCTCTATTTGGGAGGTTTTCTGTCATGATGATGGTTAATTCTTTATTATTCTTAGCTACAGAAACCAAGTAATCAAATAACTTAAATTCAGCACTACCATCTCTTAGTTTATGTACACTCTTTTGTAATTGGTTTAAGCTATAAGGTTTTAATAATGATTGTTCTTGTTGTTCAATTTCTAAATCTTTAAACCCTTGTTTTCTGGTTTCATCACTTGTTTCAGAAATTTCAGCTAATAGCTTAGTTACTCTTTCTTTAACTGTTTCTTGTATCTTCTCAAGCTTCGCTAGCTCTTCTTTCTCTTTAGCTTTATCTTCAGCAGTTAATTCATACTGACCACCATAACCTGCGTATTGATGAACAACAGTTACCTTCTCATAATGCCCAAGTTTTTGAATATCCCTTTGGATAGCCTTATCTATTTCGTGAATTACTTGAGGTCTTACATCCGAGACAATCTCGTTAATATCTCCATCAGTTGCATCTAAGTATGCTTCTTTTTCTTTACTATTAAAATTAAGAAAATTAATTAAAGAATCAATTACAGTTTTATTAAATACTTCTTCATCAATATCATCTTTAATATTTACCAGACCCTCAAGAGTATCTATAAAAGCATTCACACTAGCTAAATTAGCATGATAGTCTCTTGTAGTCTCATAGAACTTTTTATTAAGCACTCTTACCATAGGTACATAGTTACGTCTACCACTAATAACGTTGTCATGTACGTTAAGACTTACATTACCATTCATCGCAGCAGCTTCAAATGCAATCCTAGCATCCACACCTTGTACTTGTGCTGAGTTAGGTGCTACTCCTGCACTTACCCATTCTTGAGTTAATACAGAAGCTTTCTTATATTTAACCTTACCATCAGCACCTTTGGTTTTCATTTGATAACTATCAGAGACATCAACTGTAGTAGTCTTAGATTTTAGAATTCTAATATCACTAAGCTTACGTTTATGTCTAGATTCAGCATAGTTAAATGCTGTATTTAATGTAGGGAATACTTTAAGTAGTGGTTTTTCTACTTGCTCTTTATATTCTTGCTTAGTAAGACCTTCAAATTCTAACTGGTCTTTAGCCATAGTCTCTAACATATCTTCATAAGTTAAAGGCTGTTTATTTTTAGTACGTTTAGCATTAGCATTATCAAGCCTATTCTGTACTAACTCTTTATGGGTAGTATTCAAAGACTCTTTAATCTTCTCTTTCTTGGCTTCTAGTGCTTTATTCAGCTGTGTGTTATGTAAAGTAAGATAGATATTAGCTGATGCTTCATGGAATCTAATATTAGCTTTTCTGGCTTCATTAAACGACTCACTATATTTATTGAAAGAATTAATGATAAGTACACCAATGGCATCATCATAAGATTCTTTTAAATTTTTCTGTTCTTCTTTAGTTAAGAATGTATCACTATTAAGCATTTCGCTTGGATGTGGTAAGTTAAATTCTCTATCATCAAGTGCTGCTCTTAAGTCATCTTGTAATTCATTATAAGCATTTACAATAGATTCCATTTCTTTATTATATTCAGTCTCACTCGTAGAACCTTTATTAGCTTCTAGGTTCTTGTGTCTATTATGTAAAGACTCATATGAATTAGTGACATCTCTAATTAATGACTCAAATGCAGCTTCCAATAGTCTTTTAACACCTGCACCATAACCTGCAGGTATCAGTACTTCTTTAGCACCTTTCCTACCTTGAATAGATGGATTAATTCTATAGAATAGATTAACTCTTAATTTACGGTCTGGTTTATAGGTACTAAGCTCTTTTTCCATAATAGTGCCAAGACCTTCATAATAATCATTTAAACCTTTTAATCTGGTTTCATGAAAATTGCTAAAACCAGATTCTTCAGTAAATACACCAATCTGGTTCATTAAATCTGGGTTATCATCATTAACCATCAAACCCATAAGTGTGTTTGAAATAGCACTACCGTTGTTTACACCATCAGCACCTAAACCAAATGAAGTAATAAGGTCAGTATTATCTTTCTGTGCTTGTTTAAACTTAGTGTATTCAACTAGAGCTCTGAATGATAAAGCCTGCATACCCCAAGCATCAACAACTGATTGGATATTATCCATATCAGATTGACTTAATTCTTTATCTTCTAGCAATTTCTGTGTGCTAGCAACAGCAGACTGAATAGCTTCATCAGTTTCTAAATGTTCAAAGAAAGCAGGTAAGAAGTCTTCTGCTCTAACTTTATCTACAGTGAACCCTCTACGATATGTTAGATTACTTAACATACTTCCAATAGCACCCTCTGTACCCTCTGCATTTTCAGCAATAGCACTAAATAGATGCCCTAAGTCAGTAAGTTCGCCATCTACAACAAAATCTGTTTCAGTGCCTGTAAGATTATTTAGAGTATCAGCTTCAATTACTTGCTCAAAGTTCTTATAATCAACCATTGCTCTATGAATCTTCATGGTCTGCATATTTACTTCATTAGAATTATACTGACCACGATTATTCTTAGTTACATAATTGGAATCAAAGAACTCTTGATAATTGCCCTCTTCATCTCTTTTCAAGCCAGAAGTAAAACCTATAAGTCTCTCAAGTTCCCTATTATTACCTTCTGCTTTAGCTTCAGCACCTACACGCTTACTTTCATGCATACCATCTAAAGTATCTTTACTTATGTATGCACCAATCATGGTTTTAGCTTGTTCAGGGAACTTCTCCACTAGCTTTTGTAAACTATTAATAGAATCCTTGTTAATTACTATAGGTTCTTGTTGCATATGCTTTTGCAAATTCGCTTGAGTATTAGATACTTTAGCAGTAGTACCTCTGATATCTCTATTAACAGTATCTGTAGGTTCTAGTGTAGGTGAACGTAAACCTACATCACCACCAAATAACTTGCCCAAGAATCCTTGTGTACCTTTATTTATTTCTGTAATATCATCTAATAGTTTCTTTTTGCCTTCACCATCAGGTGTAGTAAACGATAGGAAGGTAACTATAGAATGGTCATCAGCAGCTTCATTATCATCATAGTTATCATTATCTAGGGCATATGAATCCTTTTTAAGCTCGCCATTACTGATAGTAGCCTCATACATCAATCCTACATTAACCAATGAAGAGGTTACCCAGTTACCTAGTGAAGCTATCATTCTACCCCTATATAGTTCACTAACATCTTTATTGGTTTTTAAACCGAGTAATTCATAAGCTGTTCTACCAATACTATTAACTGTATTGTTATATCTATCCCCTACATATTTGTATTTAAATAGTAGTTCAGGAGGTATAGTAACATCTTCAGGGTAGTTTAATAGTTTACCTATGTCTTTATATGAATTACTGTCTTTATTATTAACAATGAAATGAGAGTAAGCAGATAAAGATAGAGCAGTTAGAATATTTTCATCAAAACTGCCATCCTCTTTTTGTAAGTAACCTTTAAAGTCTCTAAATGAGTAATCCCTACCATCTGCTGTAATAGCTTCTTTGTGGTATGAATTTTTTAATGACTTAACAAATGCTTTATTAAAAGCTAAGAAGTGATTTACTTGTCTAATCTGTGCTTCTGTAGCTTCAATATCAGGGGTTAATTCTTTGATGCCTGTATTTAAGTCATTTTCTAGATTACTTGCTAAATCTAATATACTTACTAGAGGCTTATCGCTTTCTTGTCTGAAACCAAGAACAAGATGATTCTGTGATTGCCAATGCTTAGATTTCTCTTGTTCTACCTGTTCAGGTGTAATATTAAATACCGTATTAACAGTAGTACTTTCTTTCTTAAAACCAGTAAGAGAAGGTTCATTAGGCTCACTAGCTACTTCATTACTATCAGTATTGGTTTCCTTAGTATTAACTTCTATAGGAGTATCTTTAGCCTTAGTAGTATTACTTTCAGTTTTAACCGGTTTACCTGCAAGTTGTGATTTAACAGATGCTAAGGTATCTTTATCTAACTTAAGGTCAGTTAGTTCATCTGAGATATCAACAGGACTATCTTCAACTGCGTTAGTATCTTTAGTCTTACTATCTTCAACCCCGCTAACATTACTTTCAGTCTTAGCCTTTTTACCTATAAGTTGTGCTTTGAAAGAAGCTAGAATATCCTTATCTAATTTAAGATTGGTTAACTCCTCTGAAGTATCTACAGGAGTATTCTCAACCACATTATTAGATTTAGCTTCACTGTTGGCTTTAGTATTAACTTTAGTATTTTTATTAGAGTTAGATTTATCCTGTTGTGGTACAGTATTTTTACTTAACTTAAAAACAGGTTTACCTTTTTCAATGCCATACACTTTATCCTTCATCCATGCTCTAGCATCTTCTACAGATTCTCTTGGTACATTCTGTAAGAAGTTATCTATATACTGTGCTTCAGTAGTGCTGTATTTCGTTCTGTAAAGCTTGTTAGGCTCAAGTTCAAGTACTGCCTTAGCAAAGTCATCATGCTTCATGAACATACGCTTAAAATAGCTTCCATAAGCTTCTGCATGTGTGGATGGTTTACTATCAGCTAGGGTAAATGGGTTAGGCTTATATCCTTGCTTAGGTGGGTTATAAGGACTGGCTAACCAACCAGATTCACCGATATTAATTCTACCTTGTTCCATATCATACATAGAGCTAGGTCTTGATTTACCAGATTCATCTGTGTATCTACCCCTACCCAAGAATGTACCCTCTTCAGGTACTTGACTAATATCTTGTACTAATTGAATTTTACCTGCTTTAACATCTACAGAATTCTTACTGGTTTCAGTTAAAGGTGGTAATTCTGATTTAACTCTTTCTTGGGTAAACTCTTTACCTTTAAATGTAGCTTCAGCTTCATCATAACTTCTAGTAGCTCTATTAGTAGCCTTACTAGTTACACTAGACATAGAAGTATCTAGTGCAGGTATTTGAGCACCCTCTGTATTATAGTCAGCTAGATAATCAGCCCATGCATTAGTGAAATCATCTACAAGCTTAGCTTCTTTACTTATTTTTTCAGTAAGTTTATTTGGTTTAAATACAGTTAAAGCATTAGAACCATCAAATTCTGGGTAACCTTCTCTTAAACCAGTATATTCAGTAACGAACCATTCCTTCGTATCAGCATCTTGTGCAATGATAGGTGCATCATTTATATCTTTAATATTATTATCTTCTACTAGTTGTAGTGCTTGGTTTATTGCGTTATTTTTAGATATACGGGTATCTCTTAGATATTGTAAATCAGTCAATAAATCGCTAGCTGCTTTGATATTGTTAGCATTAATAGCATTCTCAAAACCAGTAATATAATCTTGTAAGCCTCTATTACTTTCTCTAATAGTATTACCTACACTACCTACAATAATATCATTAGTAACATCCTGTACATCTCTAGTGTCTGCTATCTGCCTTTGCACATCCATCATTTTATGGATGGCTCTTTTTTGATTGCTGGTTAGATTAGGATTACTATCAATTTCTTCAGGTGTTGTACTACTTAATGAGAATCTTTGGGTAAATATAGGTTCGTTATCTATTAAACCAGTATTAGTAGTGGGTTGTATTTCATCATCACTTTGCTTATTTTGATTAGTTTGGTTAGCTTGCTCTGCTTGAAACTCTTCTTCAATATCGTCATAAGTTCTTTGAACTACTTCAGGGGATTTAGGTTGATATTCTTGTGGTTGACTGCCCTCAATCTCTTGAACTATTTCAAGAGTTTGTTTGTATTCTTCTTTCTCTTTATCTGATAGGAATGGATTATTATCAATCTCTTCTTGACTAAGATTAGGATTAAACTCTACAGCAAATGCTTGTCTGGCTTCTTGTTCAGTAGCTTGTTCTTCTTGTTCAGTAGTATTAATAGCATCTAATTTAGATTTAAGTACATCAATCTGCTCTTGTAGCTTAGCTTTATCTTCTTCATTAGTAGTATTAGCTTCTTCTTGTTCCCATTGGTTTAATAGGCTATTTAATTGGTCTAATGTAGTGTCAGAGCTAAATGAACTACCACTAGATACATTTGTTATATCAGCATGAGCTAAGATGTTTTCAACATATTTAAGAGTTTCTCCTGTGCCACCATTCCATCTAGTTGTCATGACACCACCACCTTTACCTGTGCCATCACTACCCCAATGTTTATCTACATTACTCTCACCTGTATTATATGCTGCAAGTGCTTTAGCCCAATCACCATCATATTTAGTGAGTAGGTCTTTCATGAATTTAGCTTGACCTTCAATTTGACTTCTAGCATCGTTTTTACGCACACCATACTTTTGAGCAGTAGAAGGGATGAACTGTGTTAAGCCAAAAGCATTAGCAGATGACTTAGCATTAATATCAAAGTTACTTTCTTGACCTATCTGTGCTTTAAGTATTTTTTGTTCTTCAGCAGTAAAACCATATTGGCTATATACCTCTTGCATTAAGCTATCGTATTTGTTTGATGTACCAATATCTCTATGCTTTCTACCTGTCCATGAAGTATTTACACTAGATGTTTGATTAACATTACCACTGCCTTTGCCATTACCATAAGAGTTGAAGAAAGCATCTACGCTCTCTTTACCAAGATGTCCTAATCCAATAGATACACCATCAGCAAAGTGTACTTGAATATAATGCCCATAGCCGTGTGGGTTATGATGCTTGGTAACATTTTTAATAGCATACTTAGGGTTAATAACCACACCGCCATTAATTCTACTATCAAAATCAATACCTGCATGACTATACTTACCTTTTTTACCTGTCCTACTTGCACCATATTTTTGAGCTTCTGATGGGGTATATTTACCACTATCCAATAAATCCTTGAGGGATAAACCTTTAAATTTACCTTCAGCAAGAACGAACCTATCAGCATATTGTGTAGGATTTCCTCCACCTACTACGTGTAAATCAATATGGTCTCCGCTACCACGACCTACGTCATCACTATTAGTTTGTTGTTTGCCTTGGAATTTATATTTACCCATACGAATAACAGCATTAGTAGTATTGCCACTGCCTGATGAGGTATTACTATTAACACTAGATAAGTATGGTGAGTACCCTTCATTTAATGCTTGTATATCAGCTAACTTTTTAGCCTGTACTTCTTGGTTTTTAATAAATATCTCACCATAATTTATACCTGTATTAGCTACACCAGAATAGGTATCATACTCAATATGTAAGGGACTAATATGTTTGTTATAGTGCCTGATTACTTTATCTTTTAATTCTTTTTTCTTGGTTTCATCTGTTTCATTAACCATCTCTGAAACCAAGGAATTAAAATAAGTATGTGCTTTATCAAAAGTAGTTCCAATCTTGGATTGTGCTTGTGTTCTCACTGCAGCATCATCTGATTGTGTTTGTGCTAGTAATTCAGATACTACTTGGGCAGGGTTATATTTTCTATCTTTAGGGTTTAATTTATTACTGCTAATATGGCTTTTGATTTTACTATCACCGTCAGATGCAGCTGCACGAGCTAATACAGCACTTCCTGTACCTATATTCATAGCAGTTGTGCTTGCTACTGTATCACCCCAAATAGCACCCATATTGTTTGTTAAAGGTTTATTTTGAGCCATATTTTGGGATACACCTTCAGCAGTAGATGCACCTAATTCAAATACATTATCTAAGGTAAGTGTGGCAGAGGCTCTACCTATATTATTAGGTTTAAATAATTCAGATACTGCTTTCCCTGCTGTACCTTTACCCGTAACAGCATCAATAGCCACATTGTCTGCTGTTCTTACACCAGTAAGTCTAGATATGCCTTTCATACCTGCCATATCTATTAATGTACTTATAGTTGCCCCACTATTGAGAATGGCTTGCTCATCTTCTGTAGGCATTCTACCCATAGCTTCATAGAAATCTTGGGTAGAGTTACCCATATTACTAGCACCCAGTAGAGTACCTGCTATAAAGGGATTACCTCCAGACACCGCAAAAGCTGCTGTACTAGAAGTTAAGTCCCTAAAAGCGTTAATACCTGTATTTACAGGATTATTTATGGCATGGGTCAGAGTAGCCTTAAACTGACCTCCCATATCATTAGCATCTACAGTACTTAGTAATTCTGCTTTCTTGGCTTCAGTTTCTTTATAGGCATCAGAATACGAGTCTTTAAAGTAATCACCTAAAGCATTTATGTTTAACTTATCTCTTACATTATTTAAATTATTGGTATGAGCAAAGCTATCCATAACATCTTGTGTTTCTTGTTCTAACCTTCCCCTATAGTGTTCAGGTGTACCTACTTCCACAAGTTCACCATTTTCAAAGTAAGGTGTAACTCTTCTTAGTCTGTTTAGCTTCTCTTGGTTTCTGTTGGTAGGGTTGAATATGTCATGTGTTTTATTAAACACCCCTGAACCTAGTGTATAAACACCTTCACCACCTGCATTAATAACATCGCTTACTGTACCTGAGAGAGTCCTTATTGCAGGTATTTTTGGGATTTCTTTATAAGGCACGTATTCATCATTTAATTCACTAATAGCCTGTGCTGCTGTATTTCGATGTTCTACAGGTGCATTAGCAATCTTCAAGTTACCCATCGAACCTTGCTCTCTTGCCTGTGCTACTCTTAGCCCCTGTCTAATAGATGCATCTTTGATAGTCATATGTGTTCCTTTTAATATCTGTTTTGAATGGTTATATTTTAATTGCCCAACCATTCTAGTTACAAAATAAATGTTGCTTGAAGTTACTAAGCTATTTAAAATAAGCCCCTACTCAATCAAACCAAGGGATTAATATGAAATTTATGGCTTATGCATTACTAACCAGCTTATTTGCTTATAGTAATTTGGCTGTCTCTGATATCGGTTTTAGGGAAAGTATCTATATTAAGTACGATTCAGGGCAGTTTTGTGGGAGGTTGATACCTAATCTATGGGATGATAGAAGATACTTTATAGGGGATATGACTGAATCTGATAAAGAAATTAGAGATGTTGAGAAAGGTGGAGCAAGTGCTTTTAATGCTGAATCAGAGACAGAATATTTATTAAACCCTAGATATGCGTTTTTATTAGATGAAGATATTGCAGCTAAGCGAGCTTTTTCTGTAATAGGTCAAGTAAAAGATTTTAATTTCCTTAGCGAAGAGGAGTTAAACAATACATCAGTTGTTGTTTATTACTCTAAGAGAGGCTTTAAAAAAGCAACACCAAGTCCTGCCCTAAAAATTATGTTCCCTAAAATAAATAAAATTTATCCTTACGGTGTTGATTTGGTGTGTGTTAAAGGAGCTATCCATCTTGAGGAAGGTATCCCAATATTAAAATCATACGTAACCAAGCTTAAAGATGGTGAGATAATTACAGAAAATATTGAGCAATGATTTAAACTTTAATATAAAGCACCTAACTGGTTAGGTGCTTTATATTTAACTTATTTATTTAATGATTTTCTTTTATTTTTATTTATTTGAACGTAGCGGGTTTTTTACTACCTCAGACCCACCTAAATCATATAAGTCATGTAACTCTTTAATACTATCTAGCCCGTATGCTCTAATAACATCTTTAGTTGTTTGAAGACCACCATTGAGTGAAGCTGCATCAGCTAAAACCTTAAACCTAGGATTTAAGTAATTAAGCATAGACTCCTTTTTCTTGTCCTTAACAGCATTAGATGCAGCGATGGCAGCAGCTTTAACTATTGTATCATGCTCTTCAGGTCTAAATACTTCAGTATATCTACCATTAGCATTTAAGCCTAAGATGAGATTTAAAGGTTTTATATTATCACCGCCTCTTACAGGATATAATAAGAATTTACTAAGTAGGTTATTATGGTCTGTATGCTGAGCAGTAGCTATTTGTTTAATAAATTCAACCTTATGTGCAGTAGTAGGTATCATATCTAAAATCTCTTTAGGAGCATTATTAAAGTAGTTATTAAATGTACTGGCTGATTGTTTATTAGCCGCATATCCCCTTGCTTCCATACCAGAGAATAACTTTGAAGCCTCATCACTCATGTACCAATCGGCTAACCCTCCTTTTACAAACTCACCTTTTTTAGAGTTAAAATACCCTGTAGCTACTTTAGCATTAGTGCTTTTAATAAAATCAGATACATCCAATTGTACTTTTGAGGAGTTAATATCCCCATTTTCATCAGCCCACGTATGTATATTTAAATTATGTGCTGCCTTATTATTACGTAGGTTTGGGTTGGTTAGAATTACTTTATTACTATTCTTTTTATCAGCTCCTTCATTATTTATGTTTGCTACTTCTATCTTAGATTTTGCACCAATCTCAGCCACCCTCACAGCAGTTTCAGCTGCCTGTTTCGCTGCATTTGTTTTCGCTTGAATGCCTTGTAATTTTATAAGATTCTGTATTTCTTGCTCTTCGGCTTTTGCCTGCTTATCCATCACTAAGTTCATGGTTTTAATTCTAGAATCACCAGTAAGGTTGTAGCCATCTAGAATATTAGATATAAGTGAATCCACCTCAACAGCTGTTACAGGTTTGCCTGTGGTAGTATCAATAGTAATAGTTTCCCCATTTTCACCAATACTTGTACCAAACCTTTGACTTATTTGATTAAATACCCCTGTAGCATACAAATCTGCTGCTCTGTTTGCTTGAATATCTCTAGCATTATTTAAGTTATTAGTAGCAGTATGTGTCTCTGTTTCTCTGCTCTTATTAAACATTTCTACATTATGAGGTAGATTATTTTTATAATAATCAGATAAACCGCTAGAAGCGTTAGTATATGCTTCAAATGCTCTAGTATAATCTAATATTCTAGCTTCTCTTTGTTTTTTTAATAATTCATATCCATCACTGGTTTCACCCTCTGGCAAGTTTCTTAATGCATTGTCTAGTATACTAATATCATAATTCGCAGCATCCATTGCATTGCGTGCATCTGCTATAACAGGGATTTGAGTTTTAAAGTCATAGTCATCTTTAGTTACTTTCCAATTATGCTGATTAGTAGCTAGACTTACATCATTAATAGCCCTTTGAGTAAGCACATTCCCCCTGCCATCCAACGCAGTTAATGCTTCTTTACTTGGATTTAATCCACCCATACTATCTGCAATCTGCTGTAATGCTTGTGTATGTCCTGCCATCTTATCAGGTGCCATATCTTCTAAACCAAGTGAATTAATATAATTCATGGCTTGTACATCAGCATTCTCTCTGGCTGTCTTTTCAAAACCATCAAGAATGCCTTTAAGGCTATCTGATATTTGTCTATCATTTTCCCTAGCCATAGCTATTAACCCTGCTGCTTGATTAGGATTATAGCTACCTAAAGTGAAATCAATTTTATTAACACTCATTATCACACTCCGTATTTCTTCATGTACTCAGAAACTGATTGATGTGCGTGTGGCTGTTCAGCATATCTTCTAGCTTGTCTGTCTTCTAGTTGCGAGTTAATTCTTTTTCTATTGGCTTCATATTGTTTATTAGCCATATCCATTGAAAAGTTAAGTTGCCTATTAATCATCTTATTATTTTTATAGCTGTTATAAGCATCCCATAGACCTTTAACACTTGAAGCTACTGCATTCATTTTCTGGAATGAATCCATACCATTAACTGCTGATTGTACACTCCTACCTGTGTTCATAGCACCAGATAGAATATTATTACCTAGATTAGTAGCTTTCCCTGTAAATGCACCCAGTCTGGGGTCTCTAGCATATGCTTTAGCTACTGTGTTATTAATACCTACAGCAGTACTAATATCATCATAATCATACCCTGTATTAAGATAAGGTGTACTTTCTACCATGCCTGATTCATAAGTAAAGTCGTTAGGCGTGGTAATAGAGTCTAATACAGAAGGCATGACTGCTGTAACTGTATCTGTGTAAAAGGGATTTGGAACAAATTCAGTTGGTTTAAGATTTAGTGTTTTATATAGTGAATTCATTGTTAATTTCCTTATATTAATAATATATCTTCCACAGCCTCACTTTCATAAATTTTATATGGCTGTACTGGGATATACATACTGTTCTCTACAAAGTTAGTAGTCATATCCATGACTAACTCACTCACATCATACATCATTGACCTATTATAGAAAGTTTCAGGTGATTCACCCAAATTTACTTGAGAGTTATACATATAACTAGACAATGGTCTAAGCATTAGTTCTTGTTCTGGTTTAGTTACACCTGTATTTAGCAGTTCTTGAGTCTCTTTTAATTTCTTATACTTATCATTCATATCATTCATGAATGCTTCATATTCTTTTTTAAAATCTATCAGCTTTAGTTGTATGGTTTTATTATGTACATCAAATGATGTATTTAATATTTTCATTACATCAACAGCTTTAAACCCTTCAAAAGTTTTACCCTTGCCATAGTATGTAGCTACAATAGCTCCTACTAATGCTATAGCAGTTACAAGCTTAGATGACCATCCTAGTTTAACTGCAAGCTTGACAGCGAGGTCTATGGCTATTGATATTGCCATACCTACTGCTACTGACTTAATAACAGCCATAGCCATCATAGCAAACGAACCACCATCCAAACCAACAGAGATAACAGAGATAGCAATACCTACAATAGCAATAACAGCTTTAAATACACCACGTTGATACCACTTCTGTTTGGTAGTGTACCTAATTAAAATATGTACCCTTAATGCTTTATTGTATAGCAGTTCTTTTTCTTTAATAGACATACCTTTGGTTACTAACCCATCTAAGGGTATAGCCATATTCTCATCATCACCTTTATGATTTTCTGACCTATCAGCATACTGCTGTGTTACTTGTAAACCAAGAACAGAAATCTTAATATAGTGAGTATCTGATTCTTGATATATAAAGTTATGAGCGAATCTACTACTGATTTTACCTGAGAATATACTAGTTGCTTTCTCATAACTTAGCTGTTCACTGTTAGCTTTATATCTGCCTACTTCTGATACCCTTCCTTTTATCCTTTCTTTTAATATCCTAGTATAGCTAACTATTACATTAGTATAGTTATCAGTTATATGAACATCCTTTCTACCATAACCATACTCTGCCTTTACACTATACTTAATTTGGTTATTAAAGTATCTATATAAATATTCAGCTAATATAGGGTCTTTATATGAATCAGTAATACCTACACTTAAACTAATATACATAGTATGTACTTTACTATAATCGCCACCTATTGCTTTAGCTAAGTCTGATGTAGTCTGAGTTAAGTCAATACCTAACTTCTTACATAATGCTTTAGTATGATTCTTTTTAGTAATATCTCTGGTTTTATCTAAATCTACTCCATCTGTTTTTATATACAATCTAGGATATATTTTACTCTTACGAGAATATACATTTAATGCTGTATCAATAGATTCAATCCCTTGGTTTAAGCCATAAGTAAATAATGCTTTACCATCAGTAGTCTTATACATTACTTGTATGTAGTCTATATAAGTTTCTAAAGGTAATTCAATATCATCAGGTGTTGTAGGATTAACATCAGATAAATCTAAGGTAAATGAACCGTTAGTTCTAGTTATTGTTGTTCTAACTGCTTGTCCTTGTGTAGCAGGATTATCATTGATATAAGGATATTGAATAGTAACTCTATTAGATGTTCTATTATGGTTATTCTTACTTATAACTACTATTGTGGTATCTTGGTTTAAACCAGAGAAAGTATGATTAAAATAGCCTTTATTATTCGCAGTAATCTTAGTTACTCTATTATCTATGGTTATAGATACTTCAGCATTAGCTTGAGTGTATCCTGTAATTATATCCTCTAAAAAAGTATTAACTGTTAATCTAGGTGTTTCTACTATTTCAGATGTGGATTCAGTATAGTAATTAACTGTTAACTCATCTCTAGTACCTTCTGTAAAATTAGGTGTTTTACTACCATCAAACCAAGTAGTATCGACACTAAATAGTTCATCATTGTATTCCTTTCTAGTTTGTGGTGATATGTGCATGACTGCACTGGTTATGGTTGCTTCTTTTCCATGCATGACTAATTTATTAGTATTTAGATTATATCTATAGCTTTTAGTTAATTTATCATATCCATAATGTATGTGTCTTTTATCTCCGACATAAAAGTACTCTAAAGTAACCTTCTTGCCTGTAGTATCTTCTAAGTATTTGATAACTGCTTGTTTTAGTGTTTCTTCTGGTTTACTTACCGAAGCTGTTGTAGGATTACCAAATATATATTTAGAAGCATCCTCAGCCATTCTATAAGCTCTATTAAACTTATTAGGTATATTCTGTATAATTCTTTCTCTAACAGTATCGTTAAATACTGATTCATTTAAATCTATTTTATCATTCTGTAAGTTGTAATGTTTTTTAGCTATAGTTGCATACTTAACAGAATCTATAAATGAGTCATCATCTGTCATCTTTTGGGATACAGATTGACCATGTACTCTAGTCTTTGAGCTGAACAATCCCATAATATCTTTCCTTAATAAAATAACCAAGCCTGTCGGCTTGGTTATTATTATAGTAGTATTAGTTTTAGAGTGTTATTCCTGCTTGCTTAGCAGTCTCTGTTAATACTTTAGCGATATATTCATCACCTAGTTTGTTTGTAGCATCAGCTCTTGTAGCATCATCAGATGTCTTTCTAGTAATCCAAGACTCTACCATAATCTTAGATAAGTTCATCTGTGTTTGCTTTTGGAACTGTTTAGCTTGTTCCTCAGTTAGCTTATTATTTCTATCAATAACAGACCCTGCACCTACAACGGTATTATCTACTTGTGCTTTTTCAGTAATCTTTTTCTGTTCATATAATGCAGCCTGTGCTTGAACATTCTTAACTTCAGCAGGCAGTTTATTAGCTAATTCATACTGTGCTTGTTTAAGCTCTTCTGCTCTAATAGCTACTTCTGATTTAGATACTGCAATTTGTTGTTCTTTCAATCCAAGTTCTTTAGCACTCAAGTCTAGCTGTGCTTGTTTTAGACCTAAGTCTTTTTGTAGCAATGGTAGTTGTGCTTGTTTCAAACTTACTTCAGCAGTATTCAAAGCAATCTCAGCATCTTTAACATCTAGTTCTTTTTCACCAAGTGTTACTTGATTCTGTTTCAATCTAACTTCTTCAGCCATGATTGGTAGCTGCGCATTCTTAAGCTGTACATCTGCCTGTCTTAATGCAATCTCTTGCTGTGTTAAAGGTAGTTGTGCTTGTTTAAGTTTAAGTTCTTCAGTAATTAATGGTAATTGTGCTTGCTTAGTCTTAATATCTTCATCAGCTAGTAGTAACTGTTTAGATTTCAATTCAATATCTTTATTCAATAAAGGAATCTGTACTTCTTTCAATGAAACTTCAGCTTCTTTAATTTTAACTTCAGAAGCCATAATAGGTAATTGAGCTTCTTTAATAGCTACTTCAGCAGCAGACATTTGAACTTGAGCATCTTTAATAGCTAGTTCTTTTTGCATGATAGGAAGTTGCGCTTTCTTCAATTTAATGTCTTCAGCACTTAAACTAATCTCTTGTTCTTTAATCTGCACATCTTTTTGTAGTAAAGGTAGCTGAGCTTGTTTCAAACTTACTTCAGCTTGAATCATAGGTAGCTGCGCTTCTTTCAAATCCATCTCACGTTCTTGTAGTTCTAGCATTTGTGTTTTTAATTGTTGTTCAACTTTAGCCAGTTCTATCTGTTGTCCTTTAATTAGTTGCTCTACTTTAGCAAGTTCTAATTGCTGACCTGTTAGTAATGTTTCAGCTTCAATACCTCTAATCTTAGCATCTATACTTCTGGTTTCCCCTTGTAGATGTAATACTTCTAGTGGTAATTTATTTTGAATCTCATACTGTAGCTTAGCAGTTTCAGTATCTTCTCTGTTAGATTGACTATCTACCAAACCACCTTGTTTAGTTACTAGTACTGTCTCTGCTGCTGTATGGTTAATCTGAGCTTCTAATAGCTGTAATTCCAGTGCTAACTTAGATTTAACTTGTGCATACTGCACAGATAAACCAAGGACTTCTTTCAAAGCCCCTAGATAAACATTGGAATAATCAGTGTCTCTGATACGTTCCTTATCCCATTCTTCTTTAATATGGAGTTTAACAGAACGCATTAGGGTATCAAAGATACCATTACCATTAACATCAACTTCCGTTAATTCACTAATGTTAAATTCTTCATTAATTGTACTGTTAGGAATAGTAATACTCATCTTTGATACCCTTACACTTATCCAATAGCTTGTCTCATCTCTTGAGATTTAGCCAGTTCCTCTAGCTCTTCTTTAGTTAGTGGAGGAAGTTCTTGAATAGAGTATGCTTTAGCTTCTTGATACTCACGATACTCACGACCACGTTCATCTTTCTTAGCAATAAACTTATTCATTACTTTTTCTTTGATGGTGTTTAGAATAATCTGTGGTACGTGCCACTCAACACCAAAAGGGATGTATTTAGCCATGGTAGGTACTACAGCATTACCTGCTGAGAATACATCACCCTGATAATCACGTTTAGTAGAATCCATAGGAGTGATAATTACACGTACTAGCTTAGTGGCTTCATCGAGTGTTCGCTTGATACGTTCATTATCTGTTAGACCATCGTCTTGTTCTTCTTGTTCTTCAAATTCTCTAATAAGCTTAGTAAGTGTCTTAGTTGATACATTAGATTTATATTCAACACCTAGTGAATCTGCTCTCTCTTTAAGTAGTTCTAGTTCTGTTTTGTTTTCTTCAGTCATACTAATTCTCTCTTTATTTAGTTTGAGAATATACACCAACTACTACATAGTTGATGTATATTTTAGCTTACATTAAAGCTTAGCGGTACATTTGATTAGCCCAATCCATTCAGGACGTAGAGCCATAAAGCCATACCACCATTTGATTGAACTGAAACCAACATCACCATAAGGGTTGTTCATATCAGCAAGCTCATCCCCTTTCTTCATGATGGTTTTAAACTTGTTTGATTTACCATCAGTTTGGAAACCAATATCAACAAATGAACCATCACCTACAACCAAGAATGGGAATACGTCAAATTTATCACTAGTGGTGTAGAATGTAGCATCAGACCCTGTTGCACCTTTACCTGCCCATTTCATCATTTCAGGTACTACAACAATTCTAAAGCCTGCAATAGCACCATACTCACCATTAAGAACAGTAGTACCTGCTGCATATTGTTGTACTGGTACTAGAGCTGGTCTATCATGTGGGTCTTTCATAGCTTCTAGAGTAGGGATAAGTTCAGAGCCTACATAAGCTACACGACATGAAGGAATGGTCTTAGTATCGATTAGACGAGTACCTGTAATAACAGTAGTTTGCTTAGGGCAACGAGCATTATCTAGGTCAATAGTTAAACGCATTAGGTCATTATAAGTAAGTACTGAATTAGCATTTAGTGTATCATTGTCAGTAGCTGTACCTGCGTAACGTACTGTACCTGCTGCATTTAGAAGGTCTTTTTGTAGTAAGTCTTCTTGGATTTCTACAGCAGCATTCATAAGCTCACGAGTAATGTGAGATAGTAGTTCTGTATCAGAATCCAATGCTAGTAGGTCAGTAGAGAAGTCAGTATAGAAACCAAATTTCTCAAGGTTAGATTCGATGGTTCTACGAGTAACACCAACACGGTTCACTTTACCACCAGTTTCAGATAGTGCGGGGAACTTAGATGGAATAGTACCTACGTCTTTAGATGAACCATACAAGTTACCATTAGCATACTTAGCACCTTTAGCATCTAGACCCAAATCGTTAATGTTACGGTCATCTAGAATAGGTAAATAGTGGTATTGCTTAATAGTCTTACCTGAGTTCTTAGGCATAGCTTTAGTATTAGAAAGCTGACCAAAGTACTGCTGTTTACGTGCATCAATAAGCGCTTTACGCTCAAATGCATAAGGTTGTAGTTGTTGTGCTTTTAATGCTACAGGTGGTTGTTCATTGCCATAAACGTGCATATTAATATCCTTTTATAATTATTTATTGAGTTTTTCCATGTATGCAATCAATTCCTCATCAGACATTTTCAATGGGTCAATAACTTCTGTACTTGGTTTGGCAGTATTGGTACTAGGACTTGCTACCTTACGTTTTTGCTCAGATGTATTTGAACTATTGTTAGTTTGATTAGGTCTTGGTGCTGTGAATACTTGGGCTTGCTGTTGTGATTGTTGTGGTTGTTGTGATGCTTGACCTTCTGCACTACCACCTAGAAGTCTATGTTCAATCTCACTATAAGCTTGTAGGTAAGATATTCCATGTAATCTACCTACTGCTTTCTCATACTCCATGATATTCATAATCTTATCGTAGATACCATTAGTTTGTTGTTCGCTAATGATTCTAAGAATGTTAGGATTATCAATAACAGCTTGTTTAGATTGATTATCCCAATCTGTATATATACTATTCAATACTGAATTAAAATCTGGGTTAGCATCTACTACTTCAGAGATTACTTCCTCAAGCTGTGATTTGTGTACTACTTTACTTTGAGGTACATAGTGATTAGCTTGTTCAGTATCGAACTCATACAGGTCAATTTCAGAATCTTTAATTAGCTTAGCGATTGCTTCTGGTTTCTTATTATGCAAATCAATCAAATAAGATAATTTAGATTCATCTGTTAAACCATACTGTTCTAATGTTTTAATCAGATTGAGATTAGGTTTCATCTCTTCCATTTTCTTGGAATAGTTTAAACCTTTCTGCATTAGTGCAATCATATCATTAGGGTTCGTTATTTGGAACTCACGACCATTGGCTTTAAATGGCTTAGTCAGAGTATTGTAGAACTCTTGATGATTAACACCTGCATCTACTTCTTTATCTTCTGTGGTTTCTGATTCAGTATTATCTACTTCAAGCTCATCCCCTGAGCTTTGTTCTTCCATGACACCCCCATCTTGCACATGAGTATCAGAATCTCCGCCCATAGATTCATCCACTTCCGTTGCAGGGGTTTCAATCTCAGTAGCATCTTGATTATCTACATTGGTTTCTTCTGTAGTCTCTTCATTGACTTCTTCGTTTAAAGGCTCTACTTCAGCAACATCTAGATTAGCAAGTTCTTCATCAGATAGTTCATAAAGGTTAGTCATCTATATCTCCGTTAGGGTTAATCATTAGAAAGTGTAACTCTTCCTCTGACCATCGCCCTGTTTCTTTTAAACCAAGGAAATAAGACTTAGTAATACTGATAGCATCTAGCTTTCTTAATACTTCATTATATTGTTCAGAGTTACGTGTGTATTCGCTAAGTTGATTATGTAATTCTAGAACATACTCATTAAAGTAATGGTCAAGTACTAGTGCTTGGAAATTAATATTAGTTTGTAGCAACCTAAAATGATTAGCCCTTTCTACATTGACTTTATGTATTTCTTTATCAGTCATTATCTTATTTCCTAATTATTCGGTGAATTTATACTACAATTATTTGTGCAATACCAAATTTATTTTAAATTTTAGTTGGTAATTGCTGTGATTGCTGTATTGCTTGTTGTTGTGCTAAACGTTGTTGTAGTTCAATATCTGCATGATGTTGTAGTAATGTATGATTATGCCCTGCAATCTGTTTATCCAGTTCACCTTGATTCTTGGTTTGCTGTAATCTATTAGCACCATCTTGTTTGACTTGCTCTTTCTCAAGCTCTTGTAGGTGTTTAGCACCACTATCACGTTCTACAAAGTCTAATGCTTTATTATCAGCATCACCTTGAAGACTTGCTGCTCTAGCTTGTTCTACGCCTACCTTAGCTGACTGTACTTCAGCTTTAGCACTGTTTTCTTGTGCTTGTGCTTGTAGTAATGCAATCTCTGCTTCTAGTTTAGCTACTTCTAATTCTTGTAGTTTCTGCTGTACTGGGTCTGGTTCAGGTGCGTATGTTCTAATCTTCTCCGCTAAGTCAGGCATTTTACGTAACTCAGCAATCTCAGCTAGAATCATTTGTGATACTTCTTGCCCCATAGTGTTACCCATAGTCTGTAACATAAATGCCAATTCTTTAGCCTTAGCATCATCAGCTTCAGCAGTAGAAATAGTAAGTACTAGGTCAAAGTTACCTGATAAGTCTTCACGTCTTACTTTAACAAACTGGCTGTTAGTTACTCTTACCACTTCTTCTTCAGATAAGAACTCGCTATTCATTGAGATAATCTTCTTACCTAATACAATGAAGCCTTCAGAGATTCTCCTTAGAATAGACATCTCACGCTTAGATACTGCATCAAGTACACCTCTAGCACCTGCTGCTGTTTCCCCAAGATATTGTGCTGTAATGCCACCATTACCACTAAATGCTTTAACACCGCTAATAGCTTCAGCATCTGAATACATCATTTGAATCATGTTCATTGCTGATACAGGAGTCTCAGGGTATTTATGTGTATATACATGAACTCTAGGGTCTGAGCTAGGATTAAACTCATAATCCTCACCATTCCTAAACTTAGCTTTGTTAGAGGCATCTAGGAACTGTTTAGAGTAACCTGTTTGACTATTAGCACTTTTACCTAACAAATCAATCATACCCCTAGTAACAGCACCTACAATGGCTTGGTTATCTTCTAATAGCTCTGCATCAGGGATACCATAGATACTGTTCTCTTCAGGGATATAATTAAATACAACGAATGGTACTTTCTTATCAGGGAATGGATTCTCTTCTAATCTAATAAGAGTATCGCCTACCCAACTAGCAATAATTGGTTTAGTATCACCTGTACCATCAATATCCCAATAACCCCAATACTCATATACAATTAGCTTTTGTCTTGCCTTATCTTGGAAAGTAAAAGTCTTAGCATCATCACTTCTATCATGGTCAAAACCACCCATCTCTTCTCTATGTTTAATAAATTCTAGATTCTGGTAGTAACCTGCTCTTTGTAACTCACTAAGACTAGATTCATAACTATGAATAACAAACTGTGCTTTATCTAAATCACCTTGGCAAGTAGGGTCAATATAAATGTTCTTTAGATTGCATACTTCTACAGTAGGTCTATTAATAATAGGTCTAACTACTTCTTGCTCTATCTCCCCTACAGGTTGAGCAATCAGTAATTGACCTTGTTCTTGGCTCATCTCATACCCTGCTTTAATAGCTTCATCATACTGCTCATAGCTATCAGGATACTGTTGCTGTAGATGTGCTAATTCTTCATACTGTGCTTGTACTTGTTGCATCATTTGCTCATCTTGTACAGGCATATATTGAAACTGCATTACCTTTTCTTTAACTTTATCTTCTTGAAATTCCCATCCTACACGTACGATGACTGTACCTTGTTTAACAACACCTCGAATAATCTTATCTACCAAACTTACTTTATTAAGTTCAGTATTGAACTGTCTATTAAGAATTAAACTATTCTGCTTAGCTCTTTGAGTATCTTCATGTGTTAGTGGTTTAACTTCAAATAGATTATATGTAGCTAGGAATGGTTCAGATAGTGCAGGACATCTCCATTCAGCTTGTTTCCTAATCAGTTTAGGTTCGACTCTACTACCTCTTCTTTTATCCATTGGTTTCCTAGGCGCAGCATACAATGTATCCCATTTATTGATATTACCTACATAAGTACTTTGTGAATACTGTGCCTGTGTAAAGTCATGCTTTAACTGTTGTAGTGTAGGTTCTTTCTTCCATTTAGTAAGTTTTACTTTCTTCGTTTGTTCTTTAACATCTTTCTCTAATTCACCTGAATCAACATACTTAGCTAGTTGTTCATCATTAATCTTAGTAATATCCTTCATACGAAACCCCTCTCTTGAAACCAATAATTATTGTCTAAATTATCTGCTTCTATCCCTGCATCCCTTAACTCTTTAAGTTCAGTAAGATACATTTGATACCATCTTTGTGATTCATTTAAATCGCCATCTAACTGATTGACAATACTAGTAAACATTCTACTAGCTACAAAATAGTTCAATGCAGTTATGTAGCTTAGTGGTAGTTCACATTCTGTGTTGTCGTGATAGTCTTCTTTAACTAATCTTTTATGGTTGGCTTTAGAGATAATACGAATAACATCGCCTTCATCAGGACTATAGTTAAGCTTAATAGCTGCACCATTAGATGCATTAGTTATGGTATATGCTCTAAAACCAGAATTAAATAAACGTTCATCATTATGGAATACATTCAATACTTCTAGTATTTCATTATCTGTATTAACCACGGGATTAAACATTCTTTGATGTGGTTCAACAATATACTTAGCTTCTACTACTTTTAGAACAAACTTAGTATATAAATCAGTTAAACCAAGATTAATATTATTAATAACCTGCTCTAATCTATTCTCTCTTAGTACACCTTCTGAATCTTTCATCTTTAGATTATGTAATTCAGTCTGTACTAAGTTATCTACTAACTCTTTTACTTTTATCATTTGGTTTCCTTATACTGTATAACTGTCTAATGTATAAGATGAATTAATCTCTTCTTCATCAGACCATATACCACTATTATAAACATAGGTTGTTTCATTGCTAGGTAGCCATACATTAAGTAAGGCTAATTGACTGATGGTATCCAAACCATCATCATGTTTACTTCTAAACCCACCTACAGCAGCCTGTGATAACTCAAGTAATAACTCTTTCATTACAGGTGTATGTTTCTTATCGATAGGAAAGAAGAATCTCTTTAATTTAAAATCAGGTACAACAATATTAAATCTTTCTAATTTATTGGTTGTAGGTCTTAATCCTAACTGACCATCTTTAGAATTAGAAGCCAAAGTAAAGAATATATTACGTTCCATCATCTCTCTTTGAATCCAAGGAATAAAACCACCTTGTTGTCCTGACACTTCTACACCTACTGTCTGTGGATTATATTTAGAAACCAATCTAAATAAATCATCTAGGTTCTTATCCATAGTCTGTCTAGCACAAATACCATCTACCCAAAAGTAGAATCCCTTATTATTAACAGCCCATACAGATATAAATGAATAATCAGCAGATTGCTTTTCAGAAGTAGCGAAGTCAGTAGTAATATAAAAATTAAAATTAGATTTCTTCTCCATCAAGCCAGATGAGTTATACCATTGTAAATCTGAGTCTAAAATCAATCTATCATCATCACCCATAATCTGTAGCATAAGCTCTTGGTAGAAGCCTGCTACACGTCCTACAGCCAAAGCAGAATCATACCTCATCTTAACGTAGTCATAGTTAAATCGGTCTTCCCATGAGCCCCTAAACTCTTCTCTTGTACATGGAAATTTCTCACATACTGGATATACGTTTACTGTCCATGCCCCTGATTCAACTGCTTCATACAATGGGTCATTAGCATTAAATGGTGTACCTAGCCATACAATCTTTTGTCTCGTAGGATGCAATGCGTTAATTACTGCTTCATGCACTGTAGCTTTAATAGACTCAATTACAGTAGGTGAACGTGCATCATCATCTGAAACCAAGTCATCTAGAATAGCTATCTGTGGTCTCTTACCTTGTTCTTTAACACCACGTACACCTGATTTGGCACCATAAGCTTTAACAATAAACTTCTTACCATCCTTATTGATAAACTCCCATCTAATATCAGTAAACTTAATCGTAGGAATATAAGCCCTTAGAAACTCACTATTCTCCCAACGATACTCTAAGTTCTTTCTAGCTGACTTAACACCGTTATCAATACTATCAGTTACATACAAAAGTAGATTAACTTCACCAAAGTTAGGTAGTTCATTAAACACTGCTAAATAAAGTATTAAGTATTCTGCCATCAAAGTGGTTTTTGCTGACCCCCTATGACACATGGTAGCTACTTGGGTATTACCATCAATTAAGCTATCTAACATCTTATAATGCATTAAAGGCGTTTTATTCTCTTCCCCTTGGCTGCCATTCACTAACTTAATGAAGTTTATAAACTCAATAGCGAATTGACTTGGTTTATAAGTTTCTAGCTGTTTATAATTTACATCATTTAAATATTCCTGTACTGTCTTGGTCATTAATACCCCCTAAACCAAGGGCATATAAATATAAATACCCAGTACAACAAACCAATGAAACAAAGAAAGTAAACCAAAGGATTAAAGTTATTCTTGTTCTTCATACGCTTCACCTACTAACTTCATCTCAGCTACTTCTTTAGTATTAACTACACCACCATCAATAAGCTCCTTTTGTTTAGCCGATAGAGTAGCAAGCATGGTTCTCATTTCATCAATACCTTTATCTGATTTCAGCCCAATATCTAACTCAACCTTCTTAACTTCTGGTGGTTTAAGATGCACTAATAAACTATTAGCAGCATCACTTCTTACCTTCTCACTCATGGCTGAAATCATTAAGTCTGCCTGCACATTAATAGCTTTCTGATATAAGTCCTGATTCAATACCCAAGTAGGTATCATTGTCTGTTCAAAGATAAGATTGACTAACTTAGATTTATTATACACAGAGATAATACTACTCATCTCTTTAGCTGTTAGCCCTCTACTATGCATATCAGCATATCTATCAGGAAATGTACTTATATAAGCTGCTTCATTGGTTTTACCCATAAGCTTCTGACTTACATATTTAACAGCATTAACATAATCATAAATCTTAAATCTACCATCACCGAGTACATTCAGATAACTTAAAAAATTCTCCCGATAAGTTTCATACATATCTGGGTCATTAAGTGTATTATTAATAGATAACATAAGCTCATCATTAATACGATGTCTATGCTTAGGTGGTAAAGCTTTAACAAGCATCTCTTCTGTAATCATTGTTAAATCCTTATATAAAATAATCCTGTGTATTATCTATTAGCTCATATACCATTACCAAATTTAGTTATTGTATTTGTTTTAGTAGTGGGCATTCTGCCCCCTTGTGGTTGTTTTTTATTTTTAAATTTTTATAAGGAAACTGATATGACCACACTTACCCAAGCCATCAGTGCACTAGATACTTTGCGTGAATTTCTATTGGCTAATGAAACCAGTGATGATAGACAAGAAGCTGTTAAAGAAGTAAGCGAACTGTTTAAACAAAAACCAAAGATTAGAATCAGAAGTGCTACCACCACAGAAGTGAACAAAGCAACAGGTAAAACCTTTTATTGGAAACCCCTAAGAGATTATTGCCGTGCTAATTCACTAGACATTGACCAAGTAGAAATCAATGGATTGGATGTAAATGATTATCCGCATGAAGCATGGCTTCATGTTTATGACATTAATTTGGATACTTTATTCTTGGCTTAATAAATATCACATTGATAATAATTAAAATATCTTATATAATTACCCTGCCTTAGTGCATAAGTTAAGTTAAGTTAAATAAACCCCTAGCTGAAAGCTAGGGGTTTATTTTTATCTCTAATTGTTTAGAAATATTTTATTACAATTATTATTTATATTTAAATTCAATTACTTATATTTATAGTAATAATTCTGTAAGAATGAATTACCAAATTGTTATTGCATAGGTATTTTTACTTTACTAGACTACGCATATCTTTTATGGGATATAGGGTATATATGAATATTAAATATCATATTAACCATTTAATATAATATAACCCCTTTTAAATCTTTCTTTCTCTTTTCCCATCACGCCATATACCATACGACATACGAATACACGAACGCTAGTGAGTGTATGAAGTATGGTATATGGCGTTACGAGTAAATATAAATAATATATTAATAATACAAACCAAATAAACATATGGCATTCTGCCGTTTTGTGCTTTTATATTGTATTATATGTTAATGCTTTCAATATTAATATAAACAAAAACACCCACTACTGTGGGTGTTTTTGTTATTTAATAATTTTGATGTCTACTTTTTTCTCTTCTTTCTTTAAATAATCTATCCATATCTACTAAGTCTTGTACATCATGCTCTTTTTCTTGAGCATTAAAGGCATAAACAGTAAATCTTGAGGTATCATTCATACTAGGTGTAATATTTATAAAATAGTGTTTACGATTATGTATGTAATTAAATTTTAACTCAGGCTTATCATTTCTTTCTGGATTAGATACAACCGATACTTTATACCCATCAATCTCTTGATGTTGCAATAACCAATTATACTGTAAATCGTTATTAAGAGTTGCCCAACTACCTTTCTCTTCTGCTACAAATGCAATAGCATCTCTTAAATCAGAGAATGTTCTTTTTTTCTCCCATTCATCAAAATTATAATTAATCTCTTTAGCAACAGTGCCAATGCCTTGAAAGATATAAATAATTCCCTTAAAAATAGCAGAAATAACTTCGCCAGTGCCTTTAATAAAACCAATTAAGCTCATATATTACTCTCTATCTTGTCTTCCTTCATCAGCAAACTCTCTAATACCCCTTTCAGTAATTACGGCATTGCCCTGTTGATTGATTGGTTCTTGATGGCTATTCATATCATCTTTTTCAGTAGAAATGTTTTTAGTCTCTACTGGTTTATCTACAGAAGTGTTCATAACATGATTACTAATTGCGAGTGCAAGATTATTAGCATTGGTAGATGTATATGATGAAGTATCTACTACTTTAATCTCTTTAGTTTCTATTGGTTGTACTTTAACAGTCTCAACCGCCCTAGGTTTAATAACCACCCTTTCTACTGGTTTAGCATCTTGAGAATTATTAAATGGGCTATCTAGTCCAACACTAGGTGCAACAGTGAAGTAATCACTTTCATTCTCATCAATACTTTCATAAGATTTACTGGGATAGTCATATGATGTAGTAGAATTGTCGGCAGAGTATATCCCCATACTGTCAAAATCTACTGATGTACTTGCATAATTCCAAGTAACAATACCCACACCTATTAAAACCAAGAGTACTAATACTTTTTTAAACAATCTTGAGTTTTTTAGCTTTTGCTCCTCTCGCTTTTTAGTATGTTTTTCAGTTAATTCAATTTCTTTTTTTATACGCCAAGCATCAACATCTTTATCTGTTACTGTTGGCATAATCAGATATGATGGAGAATTATCTACTACTATTTCTGACTTATGTTCTAAATCTTGTATGACACTTTCTTTATTCTCTTTGGTTTCTTTAAGAGAATCATTTTCTTGTTTTAATTGTGCTATCTGGTTTTGATATTCTTGTAGCTCCAACTCTCTTTGTGATTGTTGTTCACGCATACGAGCAGTATTGAATGCTTGTTTCTGCAACTCTTGGTTTATCTCATTAATAACCCATGTAGTTTGATTAAGCATTTGTTTGTTGGTAAAGCGTAATAGCGATTCAACATTAGCCAATCTTAATAAATCATTTTGTCTAATCATCATGTCATTATACCTATCATAATCCAAAGACTTATCCCAAGCATTTTGAATCTTAGTTAAACCATCAAGTTCAATAGCCAGATTAAATCCTTTGGATTCATTGATAATGACAAAATCAATATAACGATTACCACCTTTACTATCTATAAAATGATATTGTGGTACAACATCAGATGGTTCAACATTATGCAATCTACTAAGTACAGTATCTACAAACTTCTTTTCAAAATCTACAGGATGTTCTAAATTAGAAGCATGAAATATCTTCCATTGCTCCCAATTCGAGAACCCATTATCATTAAAACCAGACATTACCGACACACTTCATTATACAAAGCAGAACCCCAACTTCTTGGGAATATATCATAATACTTTACATGATTAACTTTATCGTTACTGATGAGCTTATTTGCTTTGGTATAGTTTGCCCAACTGATTGTTGCTACTTGTCTATTGGCACAATCAATATAGCGTTTATAAAGCGTATAACCACCTTGAGCAATGCCATCTTTCTTTATATCTTTAGCGACATATCTCTCCATAGCAACTTCATACTTTGTACCAGTTACCTGTTTGGTTTTACTGGGTAATAAATAATATTCATACCCTTCATATTTACCCAGATATACATCAGCATGAGTTAATTTACTTATACTCAAACCAAGAATTAAAATACCTACATACTTCATTAGATTCATTTTTAAAATCCTTCTTTACGTATTTTTAAAATAGCCAGTAAAAATATCACAGTGTAGATACCAACCAGTATCCAAAGCCAAGGAAAAAAGAAAGCCATAATAAAGGTTATGATAAAACCAAGAATAGGTAAATTAGATGTAAGTACTATTAAGAATATTGTAAGTGAAATACCACCAATAATTTCTAGCATATTAAATCCTATAGGTGTAACTAGTGTTTCATTATTATAAATAAATTGTTATAAAAATAAAATAGGAGTTACCAATAAATATAAAATACATAAATGAGTATGAGAATATTAAGGGCAAACTTTTCACAAGGAATTATAAATTAGTTTTAGTGTATTAAATTAATCAACTTTTTAATGACCAGCTAAAATTAGTTTGGGTGTATGTCCTGACTTTCACCAACTCATAAAGTGAAATACCCCACCCCTACCTTAAAGTGAAAAAAGGATTCTTACTGGAATACTCTAGTTACTAGTAGTAGCACTGCGTGCTTGTAATGGTGTTGGTAATCCCATCAACACTTTAACTAAATTATTGGAGTTTATTATGGAATTTGGTTTTGGTTTTGCAGTTGTACTATTAATCTCTTTTCTATTCTTTAAGAAGGTAGTCAATAAACTTAATAGTGTTCTCGTTGAGTACTTAAATGCAGCAGAGAAACACGCTAAGCGATTAGGTGAATCATTCGACAAAGATGAGTAACCAATATAACCCACATCGAAATGTGGGTTATTTTCATAAATAACTACCACACAATACACAAGTAAGACAGTACAGGTGCACTAAAGTTGTTTAAAACTTTTAGGAAATTCTCTCGCATAAGTTTTGCCACTCTATTGCTTATCTCATAGCACCTGTCCTAGTCTTATCTAATCTGATTTTCCTAATTTGCACTGCGTGCTTTGGTTGGCTTTGATAATTCCATTAGAGCCATTTAATTTAACTTAACTTAACTTAACGAGGAAAATCACATGATTAACTTCAACACAGAACGTACTGCTAAATCAACGGCAAAATACAGCAAAGAGCTACGTGTTAGCATCGATATTATTGGGAGAGATGGTGAACCTGTCACAGTGAATCTAGGTTATCTACCTTTGTTTGAGAACAATGATGTTCTTCAAGCAATTGCTGATATGGACGATGTTCAGTCATTAGCTGGTAAATTAAAACTAGCTGTACAAGAGGCTGGACAAAGACAAGAGAGAGCGAAACGTACTATTACCTTCGCATAATCCAATATAATCCCTTACATCTAATGTGTAGGGGATTTTCCACTAACTTGTCAAAAAGGGCATATCATGAAACTCTATCAAATCATCACTACCGAAAGTATTGTACTTAACGTTCGCGCATCATCTATTAAATCTCTTCGTGAATACCTAGTAGATGAGAATATCCATCCAATTATCATCTCTGTTATCGCTTAATATAAAGACCTGAATATGTCTATAAACTATTCATTTATTTTATAGGATAGACAGTATGTATATGAACACAGACTTAATCAACATCAAATGTGTTGAACAAGATATTAAACAATATCTTATTAATCATCATAAAGACAGTATTGATAAGGCAGTAAGTCTTATTAATAAATGGTTAAATGAGAAATCACCTAGCCAATATAAGAATATTAGAAAGATACTAGTCAAGGATTATCCTTGGTTTGATATTGTCTTAGACTTACTAACTAAAATTATAGTCTCTGGCTATATTCCCTTTCTATCATTGGCTTCTATGTTCCATCTATCAGATGAGCTGGATAAACCAAATAACACAGCTACAGTAGCTGAGATACTCTTAATCATTAATAGTATTGACTTATTTGTCATTGAACAAACCAAGACTAACTATTACATCTATCCTTATTTAGAATTACCTGAACTACTACAGGATAGAATCATTCTATCATGTTATGTACCACCTAAAGACAGTATTACCAAAGTTAAATCTAACAAAGGAATCATCTTAGGTAGTAAGTTCAATAAGCATGATAAACCTATTAGCTTAGATGTAATCAATACTCTTAACTCTCAAGAATATATCCTAGATTCTTGGTTTGTAGATAATCATAAGAAGCCTTGGTTTCAAGATGAGAAAGATACATCTAAACTTACAGATGTAGAAAAAGCTAAATACGAAATACAGCTAAAGACTTGGGAGCAATATCAAGAACAGCTAGAAGTATTTATCAAGCATCTCAAAGATAATCCATTCTACTTTGAGCATAAATATGATATGCGTGGGAGAGTATATGTACGTGGTTATCACTTCAGTACTCAAGGTACAAGCTACGAGAAAGCTTGTATTAATCTAAACAAGTATGAACACGTAACTGGAGAGCTTTGATGAATAATCCAAATCATTTTACTGAATATAGAGTTGGTAGTCTTCTTTTAGAAGTAGGTAAAAAGTATCATGTACATGATGCTGATATTACTTTTAGAAGACCTTGTACTTTAAATTCAATTATAAAAAGGGGTGATGAAATACATGTAAACGTATACTGCCCATTTTATCGTACAAACTTTGACCATCTTGTTGTCCAATGGGAAATACCTAAATTAGGTAAATCTCTAACCACACTTACACCATTAACTGGAGAATTGTAATGAATATTGATTCTAAAATCATAGCTCTTGTCTATGAACACGTTCAGCTATGTGCAACTTGTGGTAAAGAAGGACAGAGAATAAAAGAAACAGTATATCTATATGCTCCGTCAAACCCTAAGTTTGATAATAACAACATACCTGTGGGTTGGTATTCATCAACTCATGGTGTGTACTGCTCTGAAAAGTGTTTTAAACAGTCTATCAGTAATAAAGAGTAAATAAGGAATCTTATATGCAAACCAAAGTAGTAAATAAGTATAAAGAACCTTATGACGTGTATATTGGACGTGGTAGTAAGTGGGGTAATCCTTATCCCATTACACCTACCCAAGACAGAGAAACAGTTATTGCTAAGTATAGAGAATACATACTTAGTAAGCCAGAACTATTAAAAGATTTACATGAATTAAAAGGTAAAACATTAGGTTGTTTCTGTAAGCCTAAACCTTGTCATGGAGATATTCTAGTAGAACTTGTAAACCAATTAGATAAACCAGAGAAGTTACTTATGAAACCAATGAAACAATTCAATCCAATGCAGTACTTAGCCATTGATATTGCTAACCATTATGGTTTGGATAAACTTAATTATGAAGAGCGCATTCAATGGGTTAAAGCCAATATGGATAACCTAGAAGACTATACTGCTACAGCAGAAGAACCACTTCTATATGCTAAAGCAGTACATGCTCTAAGAGAAGTACAGTCTGGTAAACCTACTAATCATGCAGTAGCATTTGATGCTGTATGCTCTGGTTTACAGATTATGAGTGCTTTAATGCGCTGTAAGAAAGGTTGTGAACTGACTGGACTAATAGACCCAGACAATCGTATTGACGCTTATACAGCCATTACAGCAGCTCTTAACGCTAGATTAGGTAGTACTGCTACCTATGAACGTAAAGATGTGAAAGCTGCGATTATGCAGTATCTATATGGGGGAATGAGTACACCTTTAGAAGTATTTGGGGAAGAACTTATTGATGAGTTCTTACTAGCTATGTCTGAACAAGCTACAGGTGCAGTAGAACTGTTACAAATACTTCTTAATTCTTGGAATAGCGAGTTAGATAATCATACATGGGTATTACCAGATAATCATCATGCATATTGTCCTGTAATTACTAAGGCTAAGAAACGTATCAATGTAGAAGAACCATCACTAAACTTCAGATGGACTCCTACAATGATTTATGAAATACAAGAGCCACAGGAGAAAGGACTAGCTAATGCTGCTAACGTTGTACACTCTATCGATGCCTATATCTTACGTTCTGTAGTACGTAGATGTAACTACAATAAAGAACTACTAGAGAAGTTCTTAGAAGCTACATATACATATGAAAAACAAGAACGAGCTAATGACTGGGTAACAGAACGCTATAATGCCACCAGAATGCCTTGTATTAGCTTTGTAGAGCATATCTTGAATAATGGTATCAACCACTACCCAAAAAGCCTAATACGGGCATTACAGAGCGTTGTGAGCGATGTATTAGTACATGAACCATTTAGTGTTATCACTATTCATGATTCATTCGCTTGTCATCCTAACCATATGAATGTATTACGTAAGCACTATAACAGCGTGTTAGCTGATTTATCAGATAGTACTATCCTAGATGATATATGCTCACAGTTATACCAACAAGAAGGTACAGTGCAGAAATGTACTGATGAATCTATTAGTTATCTAATTAAAAATGCTAATTATGGTTTAACCTAATTATCCTGCTGGTTTCCCTTAGTTGGGGCATTCGCCCCTTATTGTGGTTTTGTTTCTAATTAAAACCAATCCTTGTTAGTTAAGTTGAGATAAAGCACCACTCGTATGAGTGGTGCTTTATTTTTTTCTAAACCTATAACCTAACTAACTAAATTTATCAAAAATGACTTTATACAGTCTTACATCTAATGGAGTAATTATGACCCAACAAGAGTTCTTTAAATACCTTAATTCTGGTGTTACCACGCTAGGTATTTTTAATTATTCTAATATGATTTTCACTAAGGAATGTGAAGTACTAGATGGAGATATGTATTTAATCTACAGATTTAACTCTTCCCTAGACCAATGGGTATTAACATACTCATTAAACATCAACCAACTAAACGAGGCAGCATAAATGACAGTGAACGCACAAGACATCCAATGGGTGAGAAATGAATACCTAGCAGGCAGAACAATAGATGAAATCAGTATTGATACTGGTAAATCTGTTAAGACTATTAAACGATACCTAGCTGAAGCAGGTGTACTTAATCTTTCATGGCATAAAACCAAAGAAGAAAATAATATTCTTAAGTATCTTAAATCTAAAAACATTACTAAATTATATCAACTGGTAGACAAACTATGACCAAATTTAATGCAGGCGATAAGGTATATTGTATAGCAGGTCGTTACTTACCTAAAGTCTATACCTTAGAAGATTTCACACATGACCCTGAGTTTTCTTTAATCGTCGTAGAGACGTCATGTACATTCACTGCAGATGGGAAATCCTACAGTAACTCAACTATTCCAGCATTGATTCCAGCTACCAAAGAAAACTATAAATTGCTGTGTAAAATATTCCCAGATTTAACTTGGGAAAAACCACCTAAGAAACCTACACCTAAAAAGCTTATTACTAAGATGCTTAATGATGGATGGGAATCAGTACCATGCTATGTTAGAGATAGTCCTAAGACTAAGTATAAACAAGCACTAATTCAAGACATCTTACAAGAAGCAGATTTCCCTTACTATGATAATAAATTCTCTTGGAAATATGCTAAACCTTTTGACACTAAGACAGGTAAGCTAATCATAGATTATATTGATGGTAAAGTAATTCTGGAGTCTTAATATGCAAACCACACTTAAACAAGTAGCACCACTTATCCCTCAACTATGGAAAGCAGGTATTGTACCCTTCCTGCACTCCAGTCCTGCACAAGGTAAGTCAAGCCTAGCTAAACAGTTAGCAGAACAGTTTAAGTTAAAAGTAATTGATTTACGATTAACTGAGCTAGACCCCACTGATTTATCTGGCTTACCTTATTTTAATAATGGCAAAGCAGAATTTATGCCATTCAATACCTTCCCATTACAAGATACACCTATCCCTGAAGGTTACGCAGGATGGCTTATACTACTAGATGAGTTTAACTCAGCTAACCAAGGGGTTATGGCTGCTGCATATAAACTTGTTTTAGATAGGCAAGTAGGGCAGCATAAATTACATGATAAAGTAGCTATGATTGCTTGTGGTAACTTAGAATCAGATAATGCTATTGTTAATCCAATGTCATCTGCGCTAATCTCAAGATTTGCTCACTTTGATATTAATCTAAATGTGGATGACTGGCTTGAATGGGCTAGTAAAGCAGGTATTGATTATCGTATTACATCATACCTTAGCTATAGAAAAGCTAACCTATATTCATTCAAACCAGATGCAACAAGTCCCTACGCATCACCTCGTACATGGGAAATGGTATCTAAAGTTATCAAAGATAGTGAAGAACCATCTAATCTTTTGGTTTCATCATTGATTGGTGATGGTATTGCTAATGAATTTGTACAATACACTAAGCTATACTTAAATTTACCTACTTTAGAGGAAATCCTAAAGAATCCTACAGGAGTTAAACTCTCTGATGACCTATCTACCCGATGGGCTACTATGTCTATGGTTACACATAGTATTACTGTTGATAACCATGATAAGCTATCTGTATTCTTACGTAGATTTAGCTCAGAGCTCCAATACTGTGCTTTACGTGAAATTAAATACAGAAACCCTGCTGTACTAGCTAAAGTACTGGATTGGGTTAAAGAACTAGCACATGAGGTTTTCTAAGAGACTTAGATTGCTAAACAAGCCAGATATGTAATATGTCTGGTTTATTTATTTGGAGGTTATTATGTATGTTGAAGTATGGATTGATGAAGATGAAATCCTTGATAAATTAAACGTAGACCATTCAGCAGAGCTTCAGGCAGCGAGATACGATGCTAATATAGCTTTGTTACAAGAACTTCGTCATGTTTACGATATGCGAGGTAAACAAGCCATGTTTGATAAACTTAACTCTCTTATGTCTGATTTTAGATTACAAACAATGGATTTATAACCATGTCGCACAGTAAGCAGTATATTCTATATACAATAAAACCTTTAGAAGCCATAGAAAATCCTATACTTTTTTTAAAGTATGACATACGTTCTTTAAAGTCTGAAATACCTAATATGTATAAATATAGGTTTAAAGTAACATCTATTGCAGTTAATGATATTGGTAAACCAGACTCTATTAGCACAGATGAACCTTATTTAATTGTGTGTAGCACTAGCTTATATGGTCATTTTACGACTAGTATGATTATTAAAGGTAATAGGAAGTATATTTATAGTGCTGCTTACCCTATCACTACTAAACAACCATACAGACAGTTAAAGGAGCACTATACTCAATATTTAGCTGATAAACTTAGGGAGTCATTATGAATACAGATGTAAGTGAAGCTCTATCAAGAGCTAAAGTAAGATTTCTTACTAATAAGAAGACTATCTTTCTTAGTTCACTATGTGCTTCACTAGAAACCAAGTTAGATAGCAGTATCCCATATGCTGCTACCAGTGGTAAACAGTTACTTATTAATCCTGATAAGTTTGTAGAACTATCAGATGATGAACAAGTATTCCTATTAGCACATGAAACACTTCATGTAGCTTACTTACATATGTTTAGATTGGGTAATAGGAATCCCCGAGTATTCAATATAGCAGCAGACTATGTTATTAATTTAGAGCTAGAAAACCAAGGCTTCAAGATTATTGAAGGTGGTCTTATTGATTCTAAATATTCTGGTTTAAGCACAGAAGAAGTCTATGACTTATTAATCAAAGAACATATGGAACAACCCCAGAGTAATCCTATGGGGGATGATGTTCTATATGGTGCACCTACTTCAGTAGAAGCAGAACAGCTTACAAATGAAGTACAAGGTAAGATTATACGAGCTGCTTTTATAGCAGAACAATTCCAACAAGCAGGAAGTATTCCTACATCAGTTAAACGCTTTCTGGAGGGGTTACTTAAACCAAAAGTAAATTGGAGGGTAGTATTACGTAGATTCTTTAATGACTTAGATGCACAAGAGATATCGTGGGTTAGACCTAAAAAGAAATATCTACCTATGTATTTACCTACCAGACGTTCTAATAAGTTATCTAGTATTAGTATTGCTGTAGACACATCAGGCTCTATTACCCAAGAACAATTTGACCAATTCATTACTGAAATTTCAGCTATCTTTAGATTCTTACAACCTAAAGATTTAGAGATTATTCAATTTGATTATGGGATTAAAGCCATTAATAGAGTCAAAGATATTAACCAACTCAGAACCATTGGTTTCATAGGTGGTGGTGGTACTAATGTAACAGAGGTTATCCAACATTTCATTGATAAACCAAGTAAAGCATTAGTTATCATTACAGATGGTTATTTATCCACTGATTTACCTAAACCTAATAACCCTGTTATTTGGGTAGTATTTAATAACCCTAACTTTGAGCCACCATTCGGTCAATGTATTTATTTTGATTTATAAGGAATATGTATGACTATTAAATTATCTAAATCACAAGAGCAAGTCATTGAACTTGCTTTAGATTTAACTGAATAGGCGCAGCTTTAGGGAACTTTCACCTATTGGAGGAGTAATATGAAAAAGCAGCAGTATGCTAGTTTACTCAAACTTATATTCTTTGATATATCAGCATACCTTAAGAACTTCAAATACCGTATTCATATTAAACAAAAGGAACTAAAAGGAACACCAAATTTTACTTTCAAGGGTGACAGTTATATCTTATCACAGGATGAAACTATTAAGTCTTTAGATACATCTTTAAGAGGTGACTTTACTGAGTATTTATCTTTAGTTAATGATGTTGAAACCAAGAGAGAAATAGTAGCAGAGTATGTTGCTGTAAATGTACCTAGAGGTACAACTGAGGAACTCATTACTGCTTTCCCTAAATCCTATTTAGAAGATTGGTATCAACAAACTATTAATGCTCAAGTACCTGATTCACATAGACCTAAAGACTATTTAGTTATTAAAGAAATCTTAGATTATATGAAGGTATTTGATTCACTATGAACGCACTATATTGGCATAATCCGCAATCAACCTATAAAGTAGCTGTTCTTATTAAGGACAGCTATTTAGTTGATGAAGGTATTAAGAAATTCTATATTGATTATATAAACCCAGATATTACAGATACTCAAGTTATCTGTTTTGGTTTGAAATATGTCAATAATAAAACTACAGCAGCAATGGCTAGAGAACACTTAAATAAACTAGCATCTGCTATTGTTAGACTAGGTATTACACATCTATATGTACCAGATGCTACTTACTTTAAGGTATTAACCAAAGAGAAAAAAGCAGATGTACATTATGGTTATGTACTACCATGTAAATTTAAAGGCTTAGAACACCTTAACGTAGTATTAGGAGTAAACTATGGTCAATTAATGTATAACCCTAATCTAGTAGAGAGAATGGAACGTACACTTAATACACTAGTAGATAGTGTTAATGGCTTATATAAGCCACGAGAAGCCGCTCTAAATGATGTTAGCTATCCTAATACCACTGAAGACATTGAATTAGCCTTAGAACGTCTTAAAACGCATTCTAGGCTTACTTGTGATATCGAAACATACTCACTTAAGCTTAGAGATGCAGGATTAGCTACTATTGCATTTGCATGGTCTAAACATGATGGTATTGCTTTCAAAGTAAACCAAGAAGCAAGAGTAATGTTAAAGAGATTCTTTGAATCTTATAAAGGGCAGCTAATATTTCATAATGCATCTTTTGATGTTAAAAATATTATCTTTACTTGTTTTATGAAGCATCCATTAGATTATCAAAATATGCTACATGGATTGCATACCATGTGTAAGCATCTACATGATACTAAGATTATTGCTTATCTAGCTACCAATAGTACAGCAGGTAATGAGCTTGGTTTAAAAGATTTAAGTCAAGAGTATATGGGTAATTATGCTGAAGATGTATCTGATATTACATTATTAGATGATAAGACACTTTTAGAGTATAACTTAAAAGATGTGTTAGCTACTATGTATGTATTTGAAAAATACTATCCAATCATGCTTAAAGATAATCAGGAGAATATCTATAAAACACTCATGCTACCTAGCCTTAAGACCATCATACAGATGGAATTATGTGGTATGCCTATTGATGCTAAAGAAGTACAGATAGTTAAAGGTATATTAGAGACCAATGCAGATAAATACCTTAAAAATATTCACTCTAATCCTTACGTAGTTACAGCTACTATGGATTTAAAAATGAGAGAATTAGCTAAGATTAATGCAGCACTTAAAACCAAGCAACATGGTATTGAGAAAGTAGCTGATTATGAGTTTAACCCTAACTCTAATCAACACCTACAATTCTTATTATATGATGTTATTGGTCTACCTGTTATTGATACTACCAGTACAAAACAACCTGCTACTGGTGTTGATACACTAACTAAATTAATTAACCATACTGCCTCAGATAAGGTAAAAGAGTTATTACAGTCTCTTATTGATTTATCTAAAGTTAATAAGATACTAAGTGCTTTTATACCTAGCTTTGAAGATGCTTTTGTTAAAGATAATAGTAGCTATCTACATGGTTCATTTAACTTAGGGGGTACATTATCTGGAAGACTGTCTAGTAGTAATCCTTAATATTAGGGCGTTAAACCAAAAACGGTTTAATGAATTTTTACCTAAACGGTGAAACTCCTTATGGTGCATTCTGCACCTTTGTGATTTTAATCACAAAAGGACAATACCGTGCTAAATGTTAAGCAAATTAAAAATTTTGAAGGTCTATATTCAATCAGTTCTTGTGGAAAAGTTTTTAATCAAACCAAGCAGATGAAGACTTATTTTACAAAAACGGGCTATGAATCTATTAAATTACATGACAAAACAGGAAAAAGATTTAATAAAACAATTCATCGTTTAGTCGCTGAAACTTTTATTCCAAACCCCTTAAATAAACCAGAAGTCAATCATATTGATGGAGATAAATCCAATAATGATATAACCAATCTTGAATGGGTAACATCTTCAGAAAATAAAAGACACGCTAAAGATACTGGTTTGAATCCTTATAACTACCCCACTAAAGGTAAGAAATTCGGTAAAAGCTCTAAATTTAGAAATGTTACTTGGAATAAAAGTAAAAGAAAATGGCAAGCCAGTATAAGTTATCAAAACAAAGTTATAGGGCTTGCTAGATTTGACGATGAAATAAGTGCTGCACTTCATGTAAATTATTTAATTGATTTATATAAGTTAGATAGATCTAAAAATATTGTTTGACTAAATGCCTAACGACTATCCCTGAAATGGGAGTACACTATAAGCGATTGATAGTGGAAACGGTAAACAGCTTACTGGGTAAAGCCAAAGCTGAAATGATATAGTCTGCTCTTAATGGTAACATTAAGCAGTTCATCAGATAATACCTGTGAGAACGCAGTAGGTGTAGCGAACCTACTGGAACATGAAGGAATTTACAACAATTACCTAGTGGCAGTGCCTACGGTAAATTAGTAAAAAAGTGTTTTAAAGCACCTAAAGGGTGGCTATTTATGGGTAGTGATTTTTCTAGTCTTGAAGACCGTATTAATGCACTACTTACTAAAGATAGTAACAAGTTAAAAGTTTATACTGATGGCTATGACGGTCATAGCTTACGTGCTTATTACTATTGGAAAGACCAAATGCCTGATATTGAAGATACAGTAGATAGTATTAACTCTATACAAGACAGGTATAAAGCATTAAGACAGGCTAGTAAATCACCCACCTTTGCACTTACTTATAATGGTACTTATCTAACTCTGATGAATAACTGTGGTTTCACTGAAGAAGAAGCCAAACAGATTGAAGCAAACTATCACGAGCTATATAAAGAATCTGATGAATGGGCTAAAACTAAATTAGAGACTTGTTCTAGGCAAGGTTATATTGATGTAGCTTTTGGTTTAAGAATCAGAACACCATTAGTAGGTAAGACTGTCATAGGCTCATCTAAGACACCTAATATGGCTTCAGCAGAGGCTAGAAGCGTTGCTAATGCATTCAGTGGACAATCTTATGGTTTATTAACTAATAGAGCCTTAAACGAGTTTATGGAGCGTGTATGGGACTCTGAATACAGATATGACATTCTACCTGTTGCTACAATCCATGATGCTATTTATTTAATGGCTAAAGATGATATACGTATCGTTAAATGGATTAATGATAACTTGATTGAATGTATGGCTTGGCAAGAGTTACCAGAGATTCAGCATGATGAAGTTAAGCTTGTTAGTGAGCTAGGCATTTTCTACCCTAATTGGGCTAATGAAATTACCTTACCAAACCATGCAACTGAGCAAGAAATATTAGATATTTGCCTTAACAAGTAACTTGTAATTATATAAAATAATTTTATAATTGTATAAACTTCTATTAATAATAGGAATACTATGCACCATATAAAAAAAGATGCTTACAAGAACTTTGAAGGCAAAGATAATATTATCTTTGGTGATGCTGAACTACCTTATATCCCACGCCTAAAGGCGTGGGCTATTCCTAATAATGGGTATATTACCGATAAACAAGATGCTCTAGATTATGCAGTTAAAATGCATACATACATGAAAGGAGCTAGACTTAAACGTAAACAAAGATGGTATTTACAATGAAAGCAATTAAAGAGCCAGTATTATGTATCTTACAAGATGCACTAGCAGAACAATGTATCCCTAATACAGGTATGGGTATTCGACCTTTTGAATGGGATAAAGTAGATTTAGACCATATTGCATTACTTACTCGTAATGTATGTGATGACCCTAAATATAAATCTGTAGGTGAATACTTCCCACAGATTATTCCCTATATTCTAGTAAGAAACCGTGAAGGTAAAATCCTTACTTATTCACGTGGTAAAGGTACTGAGGATAGACTTCATGCATTTCGCTCCATTGGTTTTGGTGGGCATATTGATTATATAGATGTATTTAACCACCCAGATAATCTTATCTCTGCTATTCAAATAGGTGCAGATAGAGAGATTGCAGAAGAATTGGATGCAGATGGTGATATATTTCCTAACATTAAACCAGATAATATTATCATTGATTATACCAACGATGTAGGTAGGGTTCATGTAGGTGTATTATTTGATATTACACTTGATGAAGTTAATACTAATACAGATGAAATCTCTGATGCTAAATGGGTAGCACTAGATGAACTTAAACAGTCTAGTGATAAATATGAAAACTGGTCTAAATTAGTTATCAACTATATTAGTAATAATAAGTAATAATATAGTATAATCTCTTTTGTTGGTTTAGGTAATCAGACAAACCAAACCAACATCTAGAGCCATTAGCTTAATTGGTTAAAGCAGCGAACTCATAATTCGTTGAGTACAGGTTCGAGTCCTGTATGGCTCACCATATAGTATAGTTTATGCAGTGTGAACTGGTACGATAACAAGTAACTTATAACGACTTGGTAAGTGAAAGTGTGTAGTATCTTCCTTTGGGTGAGACCTCATAGCACTGCACCCTATGTTCCCCTGATGTAATGGATAGCATAACTGCCTTCTAAGCAGTTCGTCTAGGTTCGAATCCTAGTGGGAATGCCAATTTTGTATAAATATATATAAACCATCCTCCTTATCATATAAAACCGATAACGACATTAGTTATTTGGCAAACTGATAAGGATTTTAAAAAGCCAGTAGATATCTACTGGCTTTATTTATTTTATTTATATACTATTTAATGATAATTGCCTGTAGAAATGCCTGTGCTTGGTAAGCAATATTGGTTGCTTTATCCATACCATTAATGATTCTTCTGGCTTGTTTAAATTCTTCTAATGTCCCTTTTTTAAGGTAGTTGGATAATTTCTTACCAGTAAAAGAGCCATGAAGCATACCATAAATCATAATCTTAGATGCGATATGATGGTCTAATGCCAGTTCTGGTTTATTAACTAAATCAACATCTAGTACTTTACCCATATTCTTATAGTTAGTAAGCCAAGTTAATTGAACATAACCCCTACCATAATAAAGATGTTTTAAACCAGTATATCTGGTACCATTAATATCAATGTTACTGCTATATCTCCTGCCTTTACCTTTACCATATTCTTCTATTGGTTTCATAGTATGCGCTGTTTCATGCCATGCAGTAGCAAGCATATAGGCTACATACAAAGGATTCTTAGCATCACCACCCCATTCATTAATAGCTTTAAGGATAGCATTAAAACCATCTACTTGTGACTGGTTCAATCTACCAAATTGGTTTCTAATAATATTAAAGTCTAGTTCGATGGTTTTATCTTTAATAGTCGCTTGAGACTGTTTACCCCAAATACCATCTGAAACTAGACCTAACTTTTGTTGTAGTTTTTGTACTGTATTTATCATTATTACTCCCTATTACTTTTATCTGAAGCCCCGAAGTAGAAAGACACAATATTACTTGCCCATCCTATAACAGCACCTAGCAAGATATTAACTAGGTCTTTATTTTCCATGGGTATATTAAAGTAGAACAACGAAACCAAAAGAATAAGAACAAAGATAACAATAGAAGTAGTTAAGAAGTATCTTACAAAATTTACTTTAGTAAACATTCCTCTGTTCCTCCAATTTGTCAATCTCTCTACTAAGCCTGCTAATATCATTTATATTCCTATCAATCCTTGATTCTAGTATAGTAATTTTTTCTGCTTGGTTTATCAGCTTTTGTTGTGATTCTAAACCAGCAGATACAATATAAGCACCAAAACCAAGAACAGAAACACCAAAGACAGATATAACCCATTTAATAAGTGATACTGCACCTTTAGCAGTAGTAACTTCATTATCAATAAAATCTAGCTTTGCTGTATTACTAATACGTTCTTCATGTAAGAATTTATTAAGAACAGTGAGCTCTAATATCTCATTACTTAATTTCTTAATTTCTTTATTAATATCGTCTAATTGCATTCTAAGACTATACTTATCTGTATTATTCTCCATATTATTCCTCCAAATGGTAATATATTTTAATTCTTATATTTTTAGTTATACAAATAAAATAACACCCTTTGGTAAGGGTGTTATTTTTAATATTTAATTATAGGGGAAGGGTAGATTGTCAATATCAGAAAAATAAATACTCACCACATCATCATTAAATATTAGATTTCTTGTTGTTAATGCTTCTGTCATGGCTCTCACAGTGCCGTCTTGATTGATATGCTCAAATGGCGGTACAGCCTTAATATGATTGCCATCAACACAGCCTACACACGCAAGCACCACGGGTGTCATAAAATGAGGGTAGGTTTCGCCTGCCGAAAATTCCAATGAATAGTGCCCGTCATGGTCACCAATGGCATCTGTCAGTTCAGAGCTATTATAAGGATAGTACCCGACTGATAGCTTGGGGCTTAATATGCCAACACAGCGTTTGGCGGTGCGTATTGGCAACAACTCAGACAATGGCACGCCATGATTTTTTCTTTTGTTAATCATTGCTCTATCACTGCCTGTGCTGTTGTTATAATAATCGACACCATCATCGTAGGAATGGGTAACGTGATGAGTCAGCAGTCTAGCTTCATCACTCGATAGTAATTTAATATTATTGGGAATACTTTGTCGTGTGGTTTTATTCTGTAGAGACATTGGCATACTCCGACTACTAAAAGTCACATTGCCCTGTCTGTCATACAGATTGATACCCACGTTATCTTCTTTGATGACATTAACGTCAAAAACATAGATTTGGAATTTATTTAATTCTTCATCTGACAGCCTGCCATTTGAGTAGAACATCATCCTAGCCACACCATCGAAATAGCCCGTATTGAGGTAAACCACAGGATTACAATCTTTGGCAAGCCCATCATAGTACACCCCTGCAATAGGACTGACCGCATTGGGTAAGTCTATATAGTACATACAGTATTCCTTGGTTTTTGTGTAGCTCTCCCAGTGCTTTTTGCCTGTACCAAGCCATCGACTGGTCCTCCAAGTCTTACGAGTGCTTTCGTAAGTGTAGTTGATAAGCCGTGTCAATCTACCAGATTTAACAAAACTAAATACAGCTTCATCGCTATCTAATAGCTTATGACCTTGCTGATTATAAGTCCTAAAACTCATACATACCCCCAGTAGAGTTTAATTGGTGGTTTTTGTTTATTAACATTGTCTGGATGGGTCGTATCATAGATAAATCCTGTGTCTGTTGTATTCACTTCAATCCCCCATAGATTATAATCATACACATCATGCGTGCCATCACCTGCCGTTTGTGTCTGCTTGACGGTATCATTTCTTGCCATATACACAGGCACAACAATGCGGGTTGTGCCTTGTGGAATGGTGTAGTTAATGCTTTGTCTCTCAGATGTACTAACGACTATATTACCGATGAATTTAGGATAGCGACCTGTGATGTTGCTAATCTCACGACCATCCCTATCCCATACTTTAAGCCCTGTTATCATGTGAATATCCCCAATTCTACTGCTTTCTTACCTTGTGCTTTGTTATACCAAACAATTAAGCCTTCAGAGTTTAACTCTAAGCTAGAACCATCACCAAAGGTATTATTCAATTCAAGTCTACCATCTTTGAATAATCTCCAGCCTTGCTGTCCTGGCTCATAGTTATCAGACTGTATGCTGTCGGCAATCTTCGCCATAGTAAGTGTAGCATCAGCTACATTTTCAGCCCTAATAGAATTAGCTTGGATATGTACAGCATTAACAGAGTTAGCATTAAGATGTGTAGCATTAATAGCTTTAGCTGCTATCTTATGAGCATTAATAGAGCCTGCTTTAATATGTCTGGTTTGAATAGCATCAGCAGCAATTTCATTAGATGTAATAGCATTAGCTGCTATCTGCTCAGCAGTAATAGAATTAGTTACAAGCATACCCCCATCAATAAGAGTTTGGTTAGATGGTAATAATTCACCTGCGTTCCATATAGCAGATACAGATGCGAATTGACCAAACATAACAGAACCTGTATCTACAATAGACTCGTAAGCACTACCTGCTACGCCTACTCTACCAATTAGAGCAAATGTAGTGTTAGTTCGTTTAGATAAAGTATTATAAATTAAGTCAGTAGAACCTGCTCTCCTAAATGCATCTCTTAAATTCCTATCATTAACAATAGGTACGTTAGTTCTAGATATAATCATAACAATTCTATTATTAGTCACAGCAGTAAGTGCATTCTTCATATCCAAATAACCTGCTGCTGTCTTAGAATAGACTCCAACTGACTCTACATTTAATGTAGTTTGGTTTAGTATTTGAACTACGATACCCTCACTAGCAGTATAAGCTAATGTTCTTGAGCCAGTTGTGCTGTTAATCTTCATCCAAGCATTATTGTTATTATAAGCACCTTGAGCAGTTAAGATATGCGGTATCTTTAAATTATTAACAATACGAATAGCTGCATCCTTGGCTGCATCAGCTTTACTAGTAGCATCTATAGCTGCAGCTTCAATAGCTTTATTCTTAGCTTCATTAGCTTTTATAATAACTTCTTGCTTAGCTTCATCAGCTTTTGTATTTATTTTTTCAGCAAATGAAGCATTTAATTCACTAAGAATAGATTTAGCTACATTTAACTTAGTGTTATAAGTATTGAATTTATCATCAACATCACGCTTATCAGTAGCAGTAGTTCTACCATCTCTGATAGCAGTATTAATTGAACTAATTAGCTGAGAATGTGCTGTAATATACCCTGTTTTAGCTTCAACATACTTTCTTTCTTCTGTACTTCCCTTAGTAATACCTAATTTATAGATAGTACCAAAAGCAGTATTTAGTTCATTCTTCTCCTTATTCAATATATTGATATATTTTTCTATTGCCTTAGCTTCAGCTTCTTCAATAATCCCATCTTTAAAAGAAGAGCTAATAGTAATATTTAAATCTCTTAATCCACCATCTAAATCAGATAATTTTTTATTAACGTCATCAAAAGAAGTATCGTAATCTTCAGGCGCAGGTGTCCAGTCAGTTGCGATGGTGCCCCGTTCGAGCTTTGGTCTACTTACGGTAACCTTAGTGGCTTGTAATCGTGTTTGAATGTAACATACGTTGATATTGGCGAGTGTTTTGCCGTTTGGTACATTGAAAGTTCGCACCATACGACCTTTATAATTTTCAACAGATTGCCAAATTTCGAACCATTGTGTCGAGCCATCTGTATATACAAGACGAGTTGAAACCCCTGCTCGGTTGGCAATAGCATAAGTGGTATTTGGGTTGCCTTCAATCTCAATGTCGGCAGACAGGGTTAGGGTTGTTGCTCCTGCAACGTCATTACTAACCGTCATGGCGGGGCGACTGCCAGAATGATAGCCGCTGTATGAAACATCGCTTTTAAGAATTAAGTTACGACCACCTACTTTTAAGCTATCAATCCTATTACCTACTGCATTAATAGCTGAGTCTTTCTTATCTGCTTCAGCTTTAGCTAATTGAGTTATTTTAATATCACTGGGGATGCTATCATTAATTCTTTTTAATATAGGGTTTTGTAAATTGATTTGGTTTCTAGCCCAAGTGTTTATATCATTTTGAGTAGGGATACTTGGTGAGTTAGTAACATTATTAAATTGTACTTTACCATTAAATACAATATTACCTTGTGTATCGATACTAAAAGGAACTCTAGTCTGTGATGAGTTTGATATTTTAAAACTATCAGCCATGATATTAAACTCACTTGAGTTATTTCTATCAGTAGCAGCCCATCCAACTACTCTACCTTGACTATTAACTGTTAAGCCAATCTTAGCATCTAGATTTCCTTGCATATCTAAATTCATCTGCTTATATTCTTTAATAGCAGCATTTAATACACTAGGGTCTAAATATAATCTTGGTTTCCTTATTTCAGCATTACCAACACTGACCGATTGAAAAATTACACTAATATAATTTCTTACTTCATTAGCATTTAATGCAGGACATTTAACCTGTACCTTATGTTTAGTCCATGTAGTTTGTAAAGGCACTCTAGTAGATGTATTCCTATATCTTCTATCAGTGCCCCGGAAGAAGTACAATCTAATAAGTACATTTATCTCTACATTCCCTTTAGCTTCAAATTCTAGTATATACTCAGAATCTTCATTCACCTGTACTAAAGATTCAGATGCCTCATTGCTCTCTAGTCTATCTCCCTCCTTGGAAAATAATAATACTTCTTTATATTTAGTAGTACTACCATTTAATTCCCATACACCATTATTAAGTCTAGGTGTAATAGTTTCAGATGCATGTTTTTGACTTCGCCAAGAAGTATAATTAATAGTATCAGTTAGTAAGTTACCTGCATCTCTAAACATCTTCTCGTCTACCTCACGATGTAAAGTAGCTTTAAATGTAGAACTATTATCTACAAATGAACTATCAGCAGTAGCTTTGATAATACTCTTAAGAACAGTAGATACTTCATTAACATTACCAGTACCATTAGGGTATTTAACAGACCCTTTGGTAATCTGTTTAACTAATGCTTCTGTTTCTCTTACTCTGGCTTCTGTCTCTTCTCCAATCTTAGCTTCTACATCAGCAGCAGTAGGTAGAGAACTAATAATTGCAGTCAATTCATTATCTCTTCTGGCGAATGCTGCATTTTGGGTTGATTGAGCCTTTTCAGAAGCTGCAATACTTGCATCACTATATTTTTTAAGCTCAGTCTTAGCACCATTAATTAAATCAATAGCACCTTGCTTAGCTAAATCTACTGCATCACCTTTAGCTTGAGTTATTAGAGTCTCTGTTTCTGTAAACCTAGCAGATATATTTCTATTGGTTTCAGCAAGAGACTTGGTAGAATCATTTAAAGTCTTCTCAAAACTTTCTATAGTAGATTTAGCTGTAGTAGCTATTGCCCTTACTTGACTGATTGATTCTGTAATATCTTCTGGTGCAGGAGTCCAGTCAGTAACTTTATTACCTATTTCAAGCTTAACTTTTCTTACTTCAATATATGTACCAATAGGAGGATTAATACTACCTATTAATGCCCTCACATTAGTTAAATCTTTAGGTGCAGTAAATGGCAGTACAGCTTTAGACCATACTTCAGTATTATTTAAATTATTTATACTTGGTCTAATAGCCAAATCGCCATTACTGTTTAAAACATAGGTATATATTAAGTTAGGGGCATTAGTCCTATATTCAAAACTAAGTATTCCATAGTCACCTCTCTTAATAGTATGCCCATAATGACCTTTAACCTGTACACCTTGATTACCTGATACAGTAAAATCTACTCTTACATAATCAGCATGAGTACTAAATACACCTCTACCAGCACGGTAGATACTATACCCCCCAACAACTCCTGTATCTTTAAGTAAATTTCTACCACCTATATTTATATCATCAATCTTATTTAATAGCTCTTGCCTAGCTTCTACAATAGCTTGTGTGTATTCGCCTGTAAGTCTATTCTGTCTTTCGCCTAAAGCACGTACAGCATCATCATTGACTTCTTTATAGTCATCAATAGCTGTCCGAGCACTACTAGCTACTTGTTTATACTCATCTATCTTAGCTGTTAATACTGAAGTTACACCATCAGCAGATGCCTTAATATCTCTATTAGTAATGCTGCGTTCTTCAATTAGTTTACTATCAAAACCAGAAGTAATCTCATCACTTTTCTTAGCTATAGTACCTTCTAATGTAGCTTTAGTTTCATTAACACTTCTGATGGTAGCAAAGTTACCTGATAACTCACTTGAAATATTATCTATACGTTCATTAATAGCAGCGTCCTGAGAGAGTCTAGACCTTTCTTCAGTCTCTATTAGACCACGTAAAGTACCATAACCATTTTCTAATTTAGTATCAATACCTTGTATTCTTAATGCTTCAGCTTCATCATCTCTAGCTTTGGTTTCTTTATAATCAGTGAATTCTGAGTACACTCTAGCTAGTTCTTGTTCTAATTCTTCTTTAGCTCTAAGTAATCTAGCATTAGCAGTTAAGCTATTCTCACTCTCTACCCAATTAGACCATGTCCTCAAACCAGTAGATTGACGTGTATATATCTTACCATTTTCAGTAACTACTTCTTGTTTAACACTACCCCTAGATACAGTACCTGATAGTACGCTAGTCTCTAGGTATCCATCACCATTCTGTGTTAATCCTATTACTTTACTGGTTTTAAGTTCTTTCCTAGTTTTACCTAGATGATTATTTACATACCATTCAGGTGTACTATTTACAGTCTTGGTTTCTTTAATCTTAATTTCATCTAAGATTAAACTTCTAATCATTTCTTCAGATACAGCTATAGTACCATCAGGATTAGTAACAGTAGATTGTAAGTTTCTAATAGAGCCTTTGACTTCATTTAATGCACTACTTAATTGTTGTAGAGTGTTGGCACTAGCAATATCAACAGTAGATTGAACTTGTTCCATTGTAAGGATTCTAGAATTAATAACTCTATCACCTTCTTTATAATCAGCTTCTAACTGTTTAATAGATTCAGCTAATGCTTTAGTAGCATCTGAATGTGTCTTATTATATGTTTCAATTCTGGCTTCAGATTCAATAATCTTTTGTTCTATTTCTAGTAAAGCCAGTCTAAGTTTCTCTTTAGCTGATTCATCAGTCTCTTGTAACTTCCATACGCCCCATATATCTTCGGTAATACTTACACGTTTATAAGTATCGCCATCTTCACTATAGAATACTTGAGTTACTTTACCTTCCCTATAATTAGTACCTATGGTTTGAGTCTCTAGGTAACCTAATTCACCTTCACCATCAATACCCATTACAGCAGATAGCTTAACTTCTTTAGCTAATGCATTGGGGTAATTATTATAATAATATCTAGGTAATTCATTAGTATCTCTGGTATCTAATATCTTATCTTTAGCATTAGAATACTTAGCTACCATCTCGTCAGTTACAATATTGGTAACTTGTTCAGGTGTTATAATAGATTCTTGAAGAGACTTAATTCTACCCAATGTAGTTTCAGTTTTACCTTCTAACTCTTCTAGCTTAGATAGCTGTGCTTTATTAGCATCACTAACTGACTTAATCTCTTCTCTGATAGCACCTTCTAACTTACCATCTAAGCTAAGAAAAGAAGTATTAAGTTCAGAGATTTTTCTAGCTAATCCTTCTTGTTCTGTAGATACAGTTTCAATAGCTTCATTAAACTTAGCACCAATTTTTCCATCTACATTAGCTTCTAATAGTGCTACCTTCTCAGCTAATGCTCTATTTGCTTCTGTAAGCGTTCTAGATTGCTCTCTAAGCTTAGCTTGAACATCTACATCATTCTGTTTAAATGAGCTCTCTAGCGTGCTTATACGCTCGCTGTAGGACTGTTCTAGATTAGAGTAGGTACGTTTAACATCTTCAATAGTAGAAGTAGAATCATTAACCTGTGCAACCATAGAGGTGAGCTGCTGAGATAAAGCTTTATAGCCATCAATTCTACTTTCATTCTCTTCCCTGATTCTAGCTAATAATCTCTTATTACTATCTTCATATAGAGATTCTAATTGCGATACTTTACTTGCTAATAGAATATCATCAGCAGTTCTAGTAACTATAGTCTGTTCTAGTGCTGATACTTTAGAGTTGATACCATCAGTAATTGATACTAATTCTAGTTGTAAATCTTTAGTAGCGCTATTTGAATTATTAGATAGATTACCTAGTGCATCTTCCAATGCTTTTAATCTTAAACCAAGAGCAATACCATCACTATTAAATCTAGTATAGATTTCGCCTGCAATACTATCCCTGATAGCTTGTATATCAAGACTAGATACTCGGTTGTTAATAGATGAAATAGCATTACTTAATTCAGTTAATTTGAACTCAGTATTAGCTGTAATAGACTCACCGAGTCTTTCTATTAACTGGTTTAAATAATCTACATCTACACTTTCTACATCGCTAAGTAGTCTAGTTAATAGACCATACTCAAGAGATGCTTTAATCTGTTTCATGTATTGGTCATCTAATACTAAATGACCATGTGTAGGTCTATAAATATTTAAATATCTTTCAGCCTCTTCCTTAATTTTATTCATAACTTTTATTTGGTTATCTTTGTTAATTCCATTCATAATTACTCTACCTTCCTTTACTGGGCAGTTCTGCCCTGTTGTGGTTTTGTTTTTTAGTATATGGTACAGCGACATTTGATTATCTACTAGCAGTAGATACTAGCAGTATTATATTACTCTTTAAAACCCTTTCATAATTTTAATATACTGAGTTCTTAATGTTCACAGTTCTGTTATGCCTTTGTAGTTTTGTTATTGGTTTAGCAAAAGGAATATCAATATATGACAATCATAGAAAAAATTGAAGATACACTTAGAAAGTCTAATGGATTTGTATCAATCCATGAGCTGAATAAATGTACTAAAAACCATCGTTTAATTAAAGAAGTATCTAATAGACTTGGTTACTTTGAAGTTTTTAAACCAAGAAGTAAGAAGTTACTAGGTGTAGCTGATTATAGATATTCCCATGCATGGGGAGGAATGAATGAAATTTTCGAACATTAATGGTCATATGGCTATGTCATTACACCCTAATAAGTCATCCTATTTTGTGGGTGATTGGGATAATCCAAAAGTAAGAGAAAAAATATTTAAGAAACCAAGAAAATATATAGTAGAAATGCAGTTAAAAAGCATTGATGGTGCTAAAGCTGTTACTGAATATAAGATTAATATTAAGTGCTCTAAATGGGATTTAAGTAAAGAAATCTTTAGAGCATTGAAAGATGTTCAAGAAGATTACCCTGATGTACCCATTGATTACACACAATCATATGCAATCATCAAACTTAATAAGGACACTTAATGACTAAATTATATACAATTCCTGAGATTAAATGGAAAACAGCATTACTACATCAAGATGGGATAGTAAGAGAAGTTAAATTCACTGAAGACACTTTTATTGAGTACTTTATCCATGCTGAGATAGATGGTATGCATCGTTGCTATTATGGTAATGGTAGATTCAGAGATTTCAAGACAGAGGAAGAAGCTAAAGAGTGGGTATCTGAAGTACACTACCCTGCTCAAGTAGAAAAGTATCTTAATCTGATAACAAATCAAACCCATAACAAACCCACCGCCAAGCAACAGGAAACGGAGATATTACTATAGTTAACTTTGAATTAATAATAGGCAAGATTCTATTTTATTTTTAAGGGGGTTTGTTTTCTTATCTTTCTCACATTTACCTATAATAACCAAACTGACCAACAATAAACAGCGGAGTAAATGCTATGACAGACTACCTTGTACATCTAGGCAAATATTTAGAGCCATCTGACCTACGCCACGACCCCCAGAGGAGAATTAGAAATGAATATTGGCAAAGCAATTAAACTATGTCGTAACCAAAAAGGCTTTACTAAAGCTAAATTAGCAGAAATTTCTGGATTGTCTATTTCCCACTTGACTCTTTTAGAGCAAGGAAAAAGAGACCCCAAGCTATCTACCATAGAAAAAATTTGTAATGCTCTTAATATTCCACTCATAGTTTTAATATTTTTGGCTACTGAAAATCATGAGAATACCGCTATTAGTGCAGAGTTATCTGAAAAATTATCTTATCTCGCCCTATCCTTAATGAACAAATCAAATGGATAACAATAAATTTCATTTCCCTTATAAACCATCAACCAACAACAAAAGGTAAACACTATGAACATTGACAACCTAACCTTAGGTCAAATCAAACAAATCCAAGCCCTGCTTGGCAACACAAGCATGCCAGACACTCAATCGCCAGATGGACTGAATGCCATGATTGGCAAAAAAGTCATCATCCGCACCTACTCAGCAGGGGTTTGGTTCGGTACGCTAGAACAGAAAGCAGGTAATGAAGTGATTATTACCAATGCTCGCAGAATGTGGAAATGGTGGGCAAAAGAGGGTATTAGTCTATCTGCTTGTGCTTTGTACGGTGTAAAGCACGATGACTCAAAAATCGTAGAGCCTGTGGAATCTGTATGGCTTGAAGCCATTGAGATTATCCCATGTACTGATACTGCAATCCAGTCATTAGAAGGTGCACCATATGCGAAAGCCGAGTAAACCAATCATACATGGCTATGGCTACGGCAATGGCGATAGCGGTGGCACTAGAAGTGACTATGGCATGGGCAGTGGCTATGGCAGTGGCATGGGCAGTGGCTATGGCAGTGGCATGGGCAGTGGCTATGGCGATGGCGATGGCAGTGGCTATGGCGATGGCGATGGCAGTGGCTATGGCGATGGCAGTGGCTATGGCGATGGCAGTGGCTATGGCTTGGGCACCGGCAATGGTTGTGGCATACTCGATGGCAGTGGCATGGGCAGGGGCTATGGCTATGGCAGTGGTACTGACTATGGCTATGGCTATGATGATAGCTATCGTGCAATCAACATATTTTAATCTATTTAAGGAGTATTTTTATGAATGAATTAACACCACCTGAAGTCGTGCAAGCACTACTCGACGGTAAGAAAGTAGAAATCAGAGCCGTTATTGACTCGCAGAACAGTGACTGGAAACCACTTGATGAACACGAGGTTAACATCAGAGTACTAACCAATGGGTTTTTTATGTTTCGCCTAGCTCAAGAAATGATTACCGTTGGTGATGTGAGCTTTCCTAAGCCAGAGAGTGAACCGCTAGAAGTAGGTACCGTATACTGGGTAGCTGCACCAACTCACCAATATTATTCATCAATAACCACATTCATCTGGGGAAATGGCAGAGATGATAAACGGTACCTGCAAAGAGGGTTTGTGCATTTGACGCGAGATGCTGCGATTCAGCATGCCAAGGCACTAGTTAATTTAAGCGGAGGAAGTATTGATGCAGAATAAAACCTTAATTGAATTGCTCGAATGGCTTAACAGTTTACCAAATAGAGATTTTTTCAATGACTGATTTAATTTTATATCTGTATTTGATTGATGTTATAGGTAGTATAGCTTTTGTACTAAAAGCTATAGCGGCAATTTTCATTATAATTTTATTTTTTATTGTTGTTTACTTGTTTTCAGAAGCATCTTATCTTGACCGAGATGATGTAAAGCATATCGCAAATAAGTATTGCAAACCTATTGTGATTGCACTTACCTTAACAAGCCTTATGTTAGCGGTTATACCCAGTAAGCAGACAATGTATATCACCTTAGGATTACATGCAGCTAACCAAGCCCTGCAACAACCAAAAATGGTCCAAGTAGGCAACCAAGCAATGCGTATTCTCCAAGCGAAACTTGAAGAATACGAGAAAGAATTAACAAAGGAGAATATAGATGATTAAAGCAATCATCATCGCTGACAGCGTATCAGCACATACAGGACAGCGTATTACTACTTTTGAGTTAGAGTACAATCGCTTTATCCACAGTGAGCTCATGACACACCGTCAGTTCTCACGCAATGCAGCGAGTAGTAGAGCCATTCCCATTGATAAGATGATTGAGCTAGTGGAGAATAACACTGCCTACCCCATCCACTGGGGAGAAAACCAGTCAGGCATGCAAGCTAAAGATGAAGAGGTAGATATAACCAGAGCCAAAGAATATTGGTTGCAAGCACGAAACAATGCTGTATATGTGGCTAAATGTATGAGAACTCTTGGCTTACATAAGCAGATTGTCAATCGTATACTTGAACCATTTCAAATGATGAAAACGCTAGTAACTGCTACTAACTTTGATAATTTCTTTAATCTACGCTGTCATAAAGACGCACAGCCTGAGATTAAGCACTTAGCTGATTTAATGTATCAAGCAATGCAAGAGAGCACACCCGAAGTATTAAGAGCATATGAATGGCATACACCTTATATCAAACATAAAAGAACTTCTGACGGTGAGCTTCATTACATTGCTGATAATATGCTCATTCCAGTGAATGCCGCTATTCAAATCTCTTGTTCTTGTGCAGCACAAGTATCTTATCGTAAGAATGATACCAGCATTGAAAAAGCATTGGCTATCTATGACAAGCTCGTTAATAGTGAGCCAGTACACGCCAGTGCTTTTGAGCACTGTGCTACACCTATTGACCCATCAGGGGAGAACGATGAATTTGAGGGGATTACTCATTGGCATAGCTATAGAAACAAATACACCTTTTATTCAGGTAACTTCACAAACTGGGTACAGTACAGACAGCTTATCCCCAACCATGATTGTAAAAAATATAAGGAACAACAATGACAGATGTAAATGAAATTTTAAACGAAAGAAAAAGCCAATATGGTTCTTTTGAAAATGTAGCACTTTATACAGAGATAGTTAATAAAGTACTAAGTAATAATAAAGAACAAAGAACAGATGTCATGAATATGGCTATTTATATGATTGCTAGTAAATTAGCTCGTATTGCTAGTGGTAATCCAAGCCTTAAAGACAACTGGGTAGATATTGCAGGCTATGCTCAACTCGTTATTAAAAATCTAGAAGAATCAGGTTCAGATAATGTACACGAATCATTCTAATATTTCCCTACCTTTAGCAGTATTTTTAGCAACTGATGAGTATGACCACGAAGATGGTGTAATTAGTGCTACTACTTTACTTAAGCCAATCAGACAAGTAGTATTAACACAGAGACTCAATAAAGATGAAGTAGCTGTAGATATTTCTAATTTGGTCTCTTCACGTATGGGTACTGCTATCCATACTGCTATTGAGAAAGCATGGCTTAATCCATCTAAAGCATTAGCTGATTTAGGTTACTCACCTAAACTTATTGAACGTATTAAGGTTAATCCTGACACAGTCAATAAAGGTGATATTCCTGTATATATGGAAAAGCGTAGCTATAAGCAAGTAGGTAAGTATAAAGTTAGTGGTAAATTTGACTTCGTGGCTGAAGGTAGAGTACAAGACTTTAAATCTACATCAGTATTTACATATTTAAACCAAAGTAATGCAAATAAGTATGCATTACAAGGTTCTATTTATCGTTGGCTTAATCCAGATATTATTACTCAAGATACCATGACCATTCATTATGTATTTACTGATTGGAATAAAGTGGAAGCTACACGTAATAAGAATTACCCCGCTAACAGAGTACTATCACAACAATATACTCTAATGCCAATAGCTGATACAGATAGATTTGTTAAGTCTATTATCTCTAATATTGATAAGTACAAGAATGTACCTGAACCAGAGTTACCTTACTGTACTGATGAAGACTTATGGAGAAAACCAACAGTATGGAAGTACTATAAGAACCCTAATAAACTTGAACGCTCTACTAAGAACTTTGAAACACAATCTGATGCATTAGCACAGCTTGTTAAAGATGGTTCTGTAGGTATCGTTAAAGAAGTTAAAGGTCAAGTAGTTGCTTGTAGGTACTGCCCTGTTTTTCATTTATGTACTCAAAAAGATAAATTTATCAACACAGGCGAACTTACTCTATAATTTTTTTTTATCCTAAAGGACAGATTATGTTAAATAAATTAGAAAACCTATCTCTTAGTGCATCAGATTTCATTACTAATTTTTTTGTTTTAATAGTTGTATGTACACTGCTACATTTTTTTATAGCAGTAACTAGTTTTGTCTTCACCGAACGAATTGCTAAGTGGTACTTAATTGGCATTTTTCTAGCAGCATTACTAGTATCTTTTGAATTAAAAGGACAGTAGTTATGAAACCAATAGAACAAATGAGGTATCACCCTACTACTGAGAAGCTAGTAAAGATACTTCAAAGTAAAACTCAAAACAGTAACCCTTTATTTTTTAGGGTTATTATTGCTTATTACCTATCAGTTATTACATCACAAATGCGTGTAAGCATTAAAGGATGGAGCGGTAAGGCTACCATCCCTATTAATCTGTATGCGCTGGCTTTATCGCCTAGTGGTTCGGGTTTGAAATAAGCCCCAGTATGTAGTGATACATATTTGTAAATTCCCTTAATTGCTGGGAAACCCTTAGAGTCTTAGAACTACAACAAGATTTGAAAAGATGATTGTGAATGTTTAAAAATCTAAGAATTGGGCAATCAGCAGCCAAGTACCTAATGCGAAAGCTATGGTAAAGGTTCAACGACTATCCGTAAGGAGTAAGACCAAGTGGTCTGAAATGGGGAATATCTTACAAATCTGACATACTCCCATTATAGGAGAAGGTATGGAGGTTTGGAGAGACATTACAGGTTATGAAGGGTATTATCAAGTAAGTAATTTAGGCAATATTAAAGCTTTATACAGAGAGTTTATTGGTAAAGATGGTGTAATCAAGAAGTACCCAGAACGGTTATTAAAACTAGATGAATGTTGTACATCAAAGGTCAAATACCAAAGGGTAACTTTAAGTAAAAACCATAAAACCAAGAGATATCAAGTACATAGGCTTGTTGCTTCACACTTTATTGCTAATCCAACAAATAAACCATTTGTTAATCATATTGATAACAATGGTTTAAACAACGAAGTTACAAATTTAGAGTGGGTAACCCACTCAGAAAATATGATTCACGCACAAAAACAAGGTAGGTTATTTCATGCCCAAAGTGCAGGTGGTAAAGCTGGTAGCTATACAAACAGATTAGCTATGCTATCCAAAGTGAATCAAATGATTGGTAAAGATTATGGTTGCTATAGAGTGCTGGAACTCTTACCGCAAACTAAACCAAAAGAGAACTTATTAAAAGTTCAATGTAGCAAGTGTCATAACGAGTATGTCAGGTCACTTACTTACATCTATAACAACGCACCTGATAAGTGCATTAGATGTAAGCGTAAGTGAGTAAGATAAAGATATAGTCTAGCCTTGTATGAAAGTACAAGCAGTTCATAAGAGAACGCATTAAGTCTAACGAACTTAATGGAATATAAGCGAAAGGTCTATCTACCACTATGCTTGAGCAAGAAGTTATTAACACATTTAGGAATGTATTCCTTGAACATACTTTCCCTGTTAGTGCTGAAGCACATTGTGATAAGCTGGCTAATAAACGTGCAGCTAGAAATGGTACTGATGCAGGTGACGAATTAGTTAAACTAGGTAGAGATTTCCAATCACTTGGTGCACTACTATTTAGTTTTGATAGTGCTACTACACCTGCTATTAAACAGATGAGACAGAAGCTATTAATGGCTAATCTAGGCTCATGTAACTTACAGATAGATGAGATTGGTGCTAACTTCTCAGGCTCTGTAGAAGCTCTTACAGCTTATCTAGAGCTCTACGATAAAGGCTTAATTAAAGATAAACTAGTTAAATCTACCTCAGAAAATACCAGATTTGAACGTATTGAAGGTGCTACACCTGCTAATATGCTCCTATTTGGTACACCTTCTAAGCTATTAGATGGCTCTAAAACCGAAGAACAACTCATGGAAATGCTAGAAATGGGTTATGCTCGTAGATGTTTCTTTGGCTATACAGATAGAGCAGCAAAGGTATTTGATAAGACAATTGATGAACTTATGAATGATATGTTCGATGATTCTTATGATGAATACTTAGAAGAACTATCTGATGAATTAGGTGAACTTGCTAACCTATCTAATACCAACAAAGTATTAGAACTAAGCCAAGACACACGAAGACTATTAATTGAATATAAAGTTAAGTGCGAGAAACAAGCAAGTGAGCTGTCTGAACTAGAAGTCATCAAGCGCAGTGAGATTGAACATAGATACTTTAAGGTTATGAAGTTAGCAGGTGCTTATGCATTTGTTGATAAGTCAGATACCATTGAAGTTACCCACGTCGAATACGCTATTAAACTTGCCGAAGATTCAGGTGAAGCATTTGGTAGAATCATGACACCACAACGTGGTTATGTTAAGTTAGCTAATTACTTAGCTGAAGTACGTGGCGAAGTTACCTTAGCTGACCTTGATGAAGACTTACCAAGTTTCCGCGGTAGTAAAGCTCAAAAAGATGAGCAAATCATGATGGCTACTGCTTGGGGATATAAAAATAATATCATTATTAAGAAATCTTATCTTGATAGTATTCTATTCCTACACGCAGATAGTATTGAAGAAACCGATACAGATAAGCTTATTATCTCATATACCAATGCCCCAGATATGACTAAGGGCTATCGTAATGAGACAGCTAAGTTTGAAGACTTACCTAAGCTATTTAAAGCTGATGGTTTCCATTGGCTATCTCATCATGTACAACATGGCTACCGTAAAGAAGAAAATGGCATCTCTGGTTTTAATCTCTTGGTTTTAGATGTAGATGGTTCTACCAATTTATCTACAGCTAAGCTATTGTTAAATGGGTATAAAGCCATCTACTACACAACCAAGAGACATACAGATTCAGAGAATAGATTTAGAATTATCTTACCTACTAACTATACATTAAAAATGGATAGTAAAGAGTATAAAGAGTTCTATAATAATATTCTTAAAGATTTACCATTTGAGGTAGATACCCAATGTGCTATACGTACTAAGAAATGGTTATCCAATGCTAATGCAGAAGTATCAATTATAGATGGTGAGCTATTTGATGTATTACCTTATATCCCTAAATCTAGTAAGAATGCTGAACGCGAACAACGTTTAGAATCCCAACAAGAGTTAGATAACCTAGAAAGATGGGTTATTAATAATACAGGTGATGGTAATAGAAATAATATGCTACATCGTTATGCATCAGTATTGATGGATGCAGGTTTTAGCTTTGAAAGTATTAAAGAGAAAACTATTGCTTTAAATAATAAGTTAATAGATAAACTTGATGAACTGGAGTTAGCTAATACAATATTCCATACCATTGCAGGTAAGATGGCATCTATGGGCAGAATGTAGCTTTTAACCATAACATCGCATTCTGCGGTGTTATGGTTTTGTTTTTAAACCATGTCAATTGTCTAACAACTTTTTAAATTTCTACTGTTTGTAGATTAGATTAGATAACCATGTCAATTAATCATAGGAGACTTTATGAGTCAAGTTAATGACCATTTAGTACTTATCTGTGGTGAATCTAGTACAGGTAAATCAGCCTGTTTGAGAAACCTAGAGAACGTACTTTATCTAAATTGTGAATCGGGTAAGAAGTTACCCTTCAAACCAAAGAACTTTAAAGAAGTCACCATTACTGACCCATACCAAATCTACGAAGCATTTGATTGGGCAGAGAATCAGCCTGAAATTAAGTATGTAGTACTTGATGGTCTTAACTTCTTGATGGATATGTTTGAATCAGTGCACGTATTAACTGCTGCAAATACCATGAAAGCATGGTCTGATTACTCTCAATTTTTTAAGAACCTAATGCAACAGTATGTAAGTAAATCAACTAAAAATGTTATCTTTACAGCACATACTAAATCTGCACTTAATGAGGCTGCTATGGTTATTGAAACTAAAGTACCTATCAAAGGTGCTCTAGCCAATCAAGGAGTGGAAGCATATTTTAGTAGTATCGTATCTACCAAGAAAGTTAAGTTAAAAGATTTAGAAAACTACTCTAATGAATTACTTACTATTACTAATAAAGAGAAAGCATTAGGATTCAAGTATGTATTTCAAACACAGATTACAGCGGATACAGTTAATGAACGTATGCGCAGTCCAATGGGTCTATTTGAAGACAATGAAACTTATATCGATAACGATGCTAAACTATTAATGGATAGACTTAATGAGTATTACGCAGACTAAACTCAAAGAATATCTTAACTATAACCCAATCACAGGAAACCTTACTTGGAGAAAAAGACCAAGTAAGAATATTCATTTACATGCCAGAGCAGGTACTCTTGATAAGAATGGATACCGTTATATCTCATTATTAGGTAAACGATACCCAGAACATCGTCTAATATGGTGTTTAGTTCATGGTCAATTCCCTGATGGAGATATAGACCACATTAACCAAATACGTGATGACAATAGATTAGAGAATCTACGTGTTGTATCTAAAGCAGAGAATGCTAGAAATAGAACTCGTAAAAACTCTAGACTAGATGAAGTAGGTATATGGTGGTGTAAAACACGTAAACGCTATGTAGCAGAGATTACCAAGAATGGTAAAAAGGTATATCAAAAATCTTTTAAAGATATTGATGAAGCCATTAAACAACGTAAACTTAAATCTATTGAACTTGGTTTCCATGAGAATCATGGTCAAACCAGAACTAAATATTAATTAACCCAACGGAGAAACAATCATGTCAATGTTTTCAGACATTCAAACCCCCCAAAATGTAGCAGAAGAGAAAGATGTACTAGGTGGAGGATTTAAGCCACTAGACACAGATGTATATCTAGCTACTATCAAACACGCTTATGGTTCAGTAGCACAGTCAGGCGCTAAAGCAGTAAACTTCGAGTTTGAGTTAGAAGATGGACGTAAGTACCGTGAAACATTATATGTAACTACTCGAGAAGGTAAACCTACATATACCAATAAAAAAGGTGAAGTAAACTACCTGCCTAGTTATTCTATTGTAGATGGCATCGCACTGTTCACTACCCAAAAACCACTGAATGAACAAGTTACAGAATCACGTGTAATTAACCTATATGATTTTGGTGCTAAGAAAGAACTACCTAAAGAAGTACCTATGCTAATGGATATGGTAGGTAAACAAGTTAGACTTGCTATCTCTCTTAACTTAGTAGATAAGACTGCTAAGAATGATAACACAGGTAAATACGAACCTACTGGTGAAACCAAAGAAGAAAACAGTATCACTAAAGTATTCCATCCAGTAAGCAATAAAACAGTACCTGAAGTTAAAGCAGGACAAGAAGCATCATTCCACGATGCATGGCTAGAAAAAAATAAAGGTCAAGTATTTGACAAGACCACTAAAGCTAAGCCCACTACTGCTACTAAAACCACTACTTCATCTCTATTTACATAAGGATATATAATGATTATTATTGAAAATATGCAAGAGCTGGTACAAGCAATTCAAAAATGGCACGTTTGTAACCTTTGGGCTATCAGCCAACTAAAAGAACAAACTCATGACGGTGCTGCTATTGCAGCGTATGAGGACTGTCTAAATATATTCTCTGAACTACCCCTTGATATATTAGTAACTATCAAAAAAGAGTTTGAAGATACTCTATTTGAAGATGAGTAATGAACATACTTGGTTTAGACCCATCATTAAATAATTTTGGTATAGCTAAGGGTATCTTAACAGATACCCTTAGCATTATATATACTGATGTTATCCAACATAAAATTAGGAAAGATAAGACCAAACAGAATAGCCGTGATATTAATGCTGCTCTACATATATTTAAACATCTTTATCCATTACTTAAAGATATAGATGTAATTATTGTAGAAGTACCTATTGGCTCACAATCTTCTAGGGCTATGGTTTCATATGGTGTCTGTATTGCTCTCATTGGCGTTATAAGCTATTTTAACCCTAAAGTGATACAAGTATCCCCATTTGATGTTAAGAAGCTTGTAGGCTCTCGTACAGCCTCTAAAGAAGATGTTATTCACTGGGTTCAATCTAAACATCCAACACTAAACTTACCTAAAGCAATAGGAAAAGCAGAACACATAGCAGATGCTATTACTGCTATTCATGTTGGTTTAGAAACCAAACAATTTAAGGAATATTATGAAAATCGTTCTATCTAAAGATGATGTAACCACAGCAATCACTAATCACATTGAAACACTTGGCTTGGTGCTTGACATCAAACAAGCTACCTTTACAGGTATTAGTGATGTAGAGGTAGAATTTGGTGATAAGAAAACCAAGAAGAAAAAGATTGTAGATGAGCCTGTAAGCACTGTAGAAGCACAGGAAGAGCCTACTGGAGGCAATGACACTACTCAAGAAGAAGAGCTTGTAGAAGTTAATACAGAGCAATCTGAACAGTCTAGTGAATCTAATAATTCTTACTCAATCTTTGGTTAAACTATATGAAGTATTCAATCTTTAATCAAACCAAGAATGACCAATTACAAGAACCTATGTTCTTTGGTCAGTCAGTTAATGTATCACGTTATGACCAACAGAAGCATCCAATCTTTGAACAGTTAATTGAAAAACAGTTATCCTTCTTTTGGAGACCTGAAGAGATTGATGTATCTAGAGATAGACAAGATTACATGAACTTAGCTGAACATGAGAAACATATCTTTATCTCTAATTTAAAGTATCAAACACTGTTAGATAGTATTCAAGGTAGAAGCCCTAATGCAGTACTTTTACCTTTGGTTTCTATTCCAGAGTTAGAGACTTGGATTGAGACATGGTCATTCTCTGAAACCATTCATAGTAGAAGTTATACACATATTATTCGTAATATCGTTAATGACCCATCACTTATCTTTGATGATATTATGGAGAATGAGCATATCCTTGCACGTGCAGGTGATATTGCTAAATACTATGATGACTTGTATGAATCATCTCAGAAGTACTTACTCACAGGGGAAGGTGATTTATACTCACTTAAAAAGAAACTTTACCTATGTCTATTAGCAATTAATGTACTAGAAGCTATTAGATTCTATGTATCATTTGCTTGCAGCTTTGCCTTTGCTGAACGTAAAGTTATGGAAGGCAATGCTAAAATTATTAAGATGATTGCACGTGATGAAGCACTGCATCTGAATGGCACACAGCATATGATTAATCTTATGCGTAATGGTAAAGATGACCCAGAAATGGTGCAAATAGCAGAAGAATGTAAACTACAGGCTGTAGGTATCTTTTATAAAGCAGTAGAACAAGAAAAAGAATGGGCAGAATACCTATTCAAAGATGGCTCTATGATTGGTTTAAATAAAGAAATCCTACATCAATATATTGAGTATATTGCTAATGTTCGTTTAACTGCTATTGGTTTACCTACTATCTTTGATAATAAGATAAATCCTATTCCTTGGATTAATACTTGGCTTTCTTCTGATAATGTTCAAGTAGCCCCACAAGAAACTGAAATAACATCATATCTTGTAGGGCAAGTGGATAGTGATTTAGAAGATTTAGAGCTTGATGAATTTGAGCTTTAATTATCTAAAGTAACTGGCTAATTCATCAACTGTTGGATTGTAATACACATTTACCAATGTTTTGATGTCTCTATGTCCAGTTATTTTTGCCAACTTCTCTACAGGAATATTTAAATCCCTGACCATTCTTGAGATAGCTTCATGTCTGGTATCATGGAAATGCAAATCATGAATACCAGACTGCTCTCTCATACGTCTCCATAATAGATTAAAGTTATCTAAGCGAATATTAAACAATCTATCCTCTAAGGGGGTAATCTTACTTAACATAAGTCTTGCAGTACTGTTTAACACAACATCCCTACTTGTACCGTTTTTACTGTTAGGTACGTGCACATGAGTGCTGTATATATGTTGTGATGTCATTGCAAGAATTTCACCCCTACGCATCGCTGTTTGTAAAGCAAATAGAAAACACCATCCTACCTGCTTTCTGCACGTGTCTGGTTCTTCCCCTAAATTATATCTAAACCAAGTAAGTATCTCTTGCTCTTCTTTAGGTGTTATCCTTCTGTTCCTTGGTGGTGCTTTACTAGGTTTAGACACTTTAGACATTGGGTTACTATCTAGGATGTATAACTCATTGACAGCATAATTAAAAACACATGAAAGAAAAGACATCTCAAGTAAGACAGAGCCCTCTGATACTTGCATTAACCTACAATCACGCCATTCAGCTAAATGCTTTGGTGTAATATCTGTAATAGTACTAGTAACTAAATTAGTGTGCTCTTTTACTAATATGCTAATGATACTATTAGCCCTATTACCACTTTTAAGTTTAGATAATACCCGTGCTCTATATAACTCTATAAGTTCTAACAAGCATATATCAGTTAATGATAACTTTTGGTTAAGTAATTCAAACCACTGAATACATTCTTGCTTGGAAGCTCTAGTAGCAGAATATCTTTTACCGTTAATCATGGTTTGAATACGATAACTATTACCTACTTTAGTAATCTTAGGGACTCTTTTACTCAT